CTTGCCAGCACTCTTCTGCATCCTTGAATGGACGGTACTTTGGTTCTGGCTTAATTCGGTACTCTATATTATCCCAGTACCCTATTTCCTTTATTTCCGTCCAATCATTCGGGACACTTATGCCTTTTACGGCACTCGGTTTTGTCCTACACTCAATCACTTTTCCTTCTGCAAAAACTTGCAGAATAGGATAAAATTCTTTAGCTTGATTTCTGTCCATAATCAATCCTCCATTATAATTCTTCATACATTTTTTGATGTTGTTCTAAACTCTTTGTAAGTCTCTCAATAGCCATATCTTTCAATTCTTTAAAAGATATAAACCTAAAAATGGAAGCTTTTTCATACCCAATGCATCCTAGCCCATTAGACAATGTGATGGTTTCTTCTGTTGCATCTACAGCTTCCTTCCAATACTTAAGAGCCTTCTTGTCTTTTTCAATTAAACTTCTTAAGTTTGTAGCTTTGTTATAAATTTCTTCTGTCATATCAATCCTCCAACTTTTTAATTAATAAATTACTTTTCTTATTAAATGGTTTATAACCACTACGGAGATACCAATCTAGAACAAATCTATCAGATTCATCTTTAACAAATTCTAGTCCGATGGTCTTCACTCCATTCAACTTAGCTTGCTGTTCTGCTAGATGTAATAGGCGTTGTGCAACACCATTTCTTCTATGAGCAACATCCACCCAAAGTGCATATATTAGAGCATCAGCTTTGCCGAAAATATCACTAACATAAAGCGGAATGGATATTTGAACTGAACCAAGGCTTTCTTCATCAGTTATTAAAATTCTGATTTCGTCCTTCCATGTCTGTTTTTGTATCATACTTAGTTCTCCAACTCTTTTTGAATGTCGTTCAACCACACAAGAACTTCATCAATATTAATGTAATAAATATATCAATATTTATGCTTTCTTAATTGATTCTTCTTTTTAATAATTATATTAATTGCAGTTACTTTACTCATTACTTATCATCCTTATGATTACATGTTGCTTGGTCTCCTTCATAGTAAGGAGCACCGACTTTAGGTAATATTTGAGTGTTCCTATTACAGGAACATTGCATTACCCAAGGTGCGTTTACCTTTCCACATCTAGGGCATATCCATCCTTCTTGTGCCATAACTATTCCTCCTTTTCTTCTAATATTTTTCTTATTTTCGAAAGCTCTTTGGCTATATTGTCAATACTTACCATTATTCCAATAAGAACAAATGCCACAAAACATATTGCTAAATCCATATCTATTCCTCCTCAATCAATGATTACCATTTCTCTACCATCAATATTAGCGTGCTTTAGACATTTTATATCTCTTATCCAACTCTGGCTGTCTGTTCTAACAACAAGAGTTTCTGAACCACACTTAGCAATCATAGAAACAATTTATTTCTGTAAATTCATTAAAGTCATAATTATATTCTCTTCTCTTTTTACCCTCTCCCTTTTGTAGGAGAGGGTGGTTAGTTACTCTGTTAATTGCATGTAGTACCTTCATCTTTTAAATCCTCAATTCTTCTAGTTAGAATATTGAGGTATTTTTCCATAGCTTCAAGCTGTTCTGTCATTCTTACAAACTGGAAACTTCCCACTTTCATTTGAGCGTCCTCTAATGATAAGAATTTACGTAACTTATCAACCTTTTCTGTCAGTTCTTGTTGTTCTACAGCTAGTCTATCCAAAAAAGTCTCGGCTGGTTTGTAAGTGTTCATCAAACACACTCTTAGGAGACCAAGACTTATATCCGTCCTTGTACTCTACTAAGTAGCCATCTTCCTCAACGGTTGCTGGCTTAATTTCTACACCAAGCACTTGTGCTTCTGTAACAGTCATAGGTTCTGCCTTTATGACCTTTGTACCAATATACTTTTTCATAATTACTTATATTTAATCCCATAAGGGATGGTTAATCTTTATAAGTATTTGCATCTAAATCAATAGCTACAAATCCCATTGTAGTACTAGGAATTCCGTTCCGAACCACACTTATATTTTCGGAAAAAAGAACTACTGTATGTTTGCGACCTTTAATATCTGGTATTTCGTATCTTTCATACGAATGTCTATTACTCATAATCTATCTATTTATATCCTTTGCAGGATGGTTAATAAATCACAACACAATCATCAAATACTGATACACAATCAACATTCATGGGGTTCCCATTCTCTTGTGTACCATGAGAATATGGGAAGCAGACTTCCATAGTCTTATCCTCAATCTTTGATAATTCGTTAATCAATTCTTCTACTGTCATATTCTATCTTTTATGCCCGAAGGCGTTACTAAAATCCATACCATTTCGAAATCATCGTTTTTATTCCTTGTTTTAAAAACTTCTTTTCACGTCTTTTCAAGAACGACTTACTTCGATGTACACAATCTAAATACCAAAGAGACCTCTATGTGTCGAAAAATCTTAAAGCATATAACATAACCTACACCTCCATTTCGTGATTAATACCAAGACCAAAGAGAAGGTGCTGGAGTTCGTGGCAGTATTGTATTTCTACCATATTATTTCCATTAACCTCTACATATAGATGACCTTTATTAGATTTATGCTTAAAGTCTATCCCAATATAAGAAATAAACCCTTCTGCTACATCTAAGTAATAGTACCATCTGTTTTGTGTTCTCCACCCATTCTTCTCTAGAATCTCATGAGTGAGAGGAATCGGAACAATATTATCCTTATCAGCATATTGAATTTCTCCGTTTGGGAACTTGATTTGATATAAGAGTGCTTCATTTTCGTTTTCCGTACCAATTACCTCAACGATATATTTCTTTATACCTACATATACAGAGACCAAATCTCTTGGAATGTATTCTAACTTATCCATAGCTTAGTCCTTTTTATTAACGAAATCCTCATACTCACCAATCGTGATTTCCACGAAGTCTTGATTTTGCTTCTCAGCTCGGATGCTGTTATCAAAGTAAACGAAAATACGGTCTTTGTGACGAAGGAGCTGAGTAATAGAGAAACGGCTAGCTAGAGAGACTTCTATATTCAGTTCCTCCATTACCTCGAAATGGTTAGCAACGGATTTATAGGAGAGAAGAACGGAGGCTATTACCTTGCCTTGCTTATATCGCTTATTAGGCGCAATAGCTACATAGTAACCATCCTCCAATTTTACACCGTCTATCTTCTTCCACACCTTCTTATCTAGCGTATCGTAACGCTCAGAAGGAACCCATATAGCAGTAATCTCGTACACTCTTGTGAGAGTTCCGTTAGGCTGATAGCCCTGATATTTTTCAAATTTGAAACCTACGGCTTCTTCTACTCGTTTCATGTAGGCTTTATGCTCTTCAAATTCAGCATCGAGAATACTCTTAATGTATTCATAAGCCTTTGTACCTTGTTTTGCTTCGTATAACATATCTCTTTATTTTTTACGATGATTAAACTTCTTAATAGCATCTTTCTTTGAAGCTGCCATAATCTTAACACCCTTGATGGTGAACTCATGCTGTGCCTTTGGCTGGCACTTCTGCTTGTCGGAAGGAATGTTGCCATTCGGTGTATCAAGTCTAGGACTTGGGCTTCCAAACGGATACTCACTAGCATAAGCAGTGATAGCAGTATACATCAAAGCCAAATTCATTAATTTTCTGCTCATACCGCTTTACTCCTTAACTTCTTTAAAAATTACATCCTTACCATCAGAACGCATATCCTTAAAACATAAATAAGGGCATCCTTCTTTGTCAGCAAAAAAACAATCTTTACATGTATCACTTTGCTCAACAACTTCAAGAGTAACAGAAACCCTTTCTCCAACTTTAAGCTCTTTCATAATCAAAACGCAATTCTAAAATCCTTACCTCTCAAAGTAGGTCTCTTTAAGAGGACAAACTTCTCTAAATCTTCAAAGTCAATCGGAAAGAGCGCACAATATTTATACTTTAATATGCAGATGAATCTTCCGTCGAGCATAACATCAAAAATAAAAGTATTCATTGCTCACCTCCTTCCTCTGGAAACAAATCATCAAGATAAAGCCACTTTTCTATAGGTGCTCTCTCAACAAATCCTTTCCAAGACTTGAAGTCTTTTACTTGTGCTAATGAATAATAGTCGCCTACATTATAGCGTAGCAATATCCCTTCATTATATCCTTCAGGCTCTTCGCTAGCAGAATGCCACAAGTTCTTCAAGAACTCGTTGATAGCCCATTTAGCACCTAGTCCAATAGCTTCTTTGATGTCCTCTTTGTAGAACATTTCTTCCTTTTCATCATTGTTGAAGACTATCTCTTCACCATTAAGCAAGAATCTATCCTCGTAGATTTCTTCCTTTGCAGCTTCTATTTTATTATCATCTATCATAATCTACCCTTTCTTTTTCTAAGTTCTAACATCCTTCTAGTTCTACGGCTTTCCTTGCCACTAGGAGGGTTGCCACCAATCTTTACTTCTGGGATTTCATAATTCATATAGATGGAAGCTTCTTCATTGAGCGCCTTAACTACTTCTTTAGTCAAGACTTCTTCAAGTGATACACCAGTTGGTGTTACAATTATCTTTACATCGTCTCTAATCATTACTCACCTCCTTCCCAATCATCAGTCGTTCCTAGTAGATGTGCTGTCTCTTCGTTGTAAGGTATACAATACTTACGACTAAATCCGATACAACGAAAAGGATATTGTGATTCTTCTCTATAATGAGAAAAGAGTTCAGCTTCCCATACATCATCTTTCTCATTTCGCCCCAACACTTTATCGAATGGCTTAAACTCGCACTTTGGCTTTAAATCCACAATCTGTTTCTTCTCAGCATCCCAAGCCTTGCCTTTCTTTGCGAGAGCTGAGAAGAACTGTTTTTTCTCTTCTTCTGTAGCAAGGCGAAGTTCTGTGATTTCATCTTTACGTATTATGCATTTACCACTAATATCTAAAAACTGATTTGTGGTGTCTAGTGAAGCGTGGTCGCATAAGTCACCATTCTTTTTAGAGTACTCAAAGATTTCAATAAAAGCACTGTCATTACATTTCACGAACAAAACATCTCCATCCTTGAACTCAGGCTTTTCAAATTTTAACTTATAGCCTAGTCTTTTCTCTATTTGGCGGATGTATTTCTGAGCGTCTTCTTTGTTTGCTTTGCTGAAATCTGATGTTGGCAATTCGTCTTCATACTCTCCGAAGCACATTGTAATACCCTCATTTTTCCACAGATAATTATTACCATTGAAAGTTTCGTAGGTATCATCATCAAACCCCTCGAAGATAACATGTGCATTTCCATCTTTGTTAACTAGAATGTCTCCTGTATTCCAAGCGAGCTTAGACCAGTCTCGCATTTCTTTGGAAGGAAGGAGAATCTGTAAGCCATCAAGCCAACTTTCTTCTGTACCTAGTTTTGAATAATCAAACAAAAGAGTACTGCCTACTTCATTAGTTGATGTGCATTCTATATAAGTACCAGCGACTGTTGTGTGGACTTTATCTAACTCTACGTCTATATTGCGTAATAAGTCATACAACTTTGTCCCTTGCGGTTTATCCTTTAGGATTTCCGCTACATTAATATTTTCTTCCATATTACTTCACTCTTTTAAATTGAACATTCTTTCCGTCTTTTCGCTCATTTGATGCGCACTTGATTCGATTACACATTTCTATATTGATAATGTTTGCAATTTCATCAAAGAAACAACCACTACAATCAGCTTCCTTGGTATCAACTACCTTTAACACGACTTCTGCGCCAATAGGTAAATCTTCCATAATTAAACCTCCTCATTGTATTTATAGACAAGACCGACAACCAAATTGACAAATTCGTGATTTGTCATAGCTCTAGTGTCTGTATTACCAAGTCTCAGCTCATCAATGATACGTTCTGCAACCTTTTTGATGTGCCCCATCTTAGACAGAGGAAAACGCTCAATGTCGGCAGCCTTATCAAGATGAAAGCACTCACGAAGGTAAGTACCACGGATATGTTCGATTGTCGAACTTTCGCGAGTGACAACCCATACGCCCTCTTCTAGAGGACTATACGAGAGCATACTAACAGGTTCATACTTTCCATTTATCTTTCTGTAGAAAGTCTTCGATATATCAAGGTCAGGAATCTTGTATTCCTGATAGCGACCTTTACTGTTCTTTGTGTACAGCGTTGGAATCTTTTTCATTTTTCTTACGTTTTAAGTTAGCTATTCTAGTCTCTCTGAGATATTCCTCAGATTTCTTCAATCCGAGTTTCTTAGCTTGTTTAGCGACCGCGTAAACGCTTCTGCCAACTATTCTAGCAATATCTTTGTTAGAGGATTCTGGGTAACCTGTTTTCAATGCTCTTAATTGAGCTTCATTCCAAGGAGTGCCAGTGTTATCTTGTGCGTCTTCTCCATCTACGATAATTCCGTTTATATCAAGATTAAGACCACTGAATATACAAGCATCTTCAAGTGCTTTTTCGGCACGTTTATAATCAAGCACCTTTTTCCCGATGATTTCGAATCCGAGAGAGAGTTTGTCAGGGCACTCTGAAAACACTTTCTTATCTACAGATTCAGGATATATAGCTTCCACTGCATTACGCATACGAGAATGAACGCCCTTAATTGGAATAATAAAGTATTCTGCAATATTGGTTGCCCAAGAACCATTATATTCATCCATTGTCTTTCTAAATGCAGAAACAGAAGATTCAAGCATTCCGCTCAATATTCCAGACATAATAGTCATTGTGTACATCTTATGCCTTTCAATATGATGCTTTGAAAATTGGTTATCTAACGCATAATAACATTTCCTTACATCATCTTGTAGATTGAACTTGATGATAAAAGTAAGCTTATCCCATATCTCAGACATGCCGTCAGCTTTCATTCGTTCTTTGAATAAGTCAATCAGTTCATCTGAAAATTCCTTCGCTTCTGTCATTCTTCTCTTTACGTCAAACTTAAATAGCTTTTCATCTTCCGATACCAGTTTAAATGTTTCATCTATGTTAGACTTGACAATTTTAGCAAAGCCGCCTACCATCGAGTAGAAAAGCATGTAGAGTTTGCTTATCTGTTCTTTCGATGGAACTGCAAGAGGAACACCTGCGAGTACACACGAATTATTTGGATTCCAATTTGTCTGCATACTATTTAAGAAAGACTTTAAACACACCACCTATTGCATTATCAACACTAATGCCTTCTGTTAAAAAATCACTTTTGAGAATATCATCAATAGAGTAACTCCAATCGCAACTACCTGTAAGACCACCCCAAGGGCGAAATGTCTTAAAACCAGATGAAACATTATTGGCTGTATCGTAACTGTACACATGTTTATTATAAAGTTTAGCAATTCTTTTGTCGTGATTAGATAATCCGTCCAAAGGAATCCAATTAACGTAATATTTTAGAGACAACGTAATTCTATCAGCGGTTGCATCAATGTAAAAGTCACTACCACACTCGCCAAATTTATCATTGGTAACATGTACGTTTCCATACATATATTCTATCGCATTCATCTTTTTTACCGCTAATCTTTTCATTAGACTTTCAGCAATACCTCTTTGCTTTCTTTGCTCAACAAAAGATTTAAGAAGTTCTTGTTGCAGCAGTCCGCATTCTGTAGTTGCTTGTGCGGACAAATTATTGATTACCATTCCGTCCATATTACTTTGATTTAATGTTTCCGTATGCAGCATAGAAGCTATCGAGCTGCTGTGTTGCGTGTGCCAGCTTCTGATTGTAGTTATCTCGCTCTGCCCTTGCCTTAGAAATAAAGACGAAGCTAACTATGAACGATATTACTATCGTTACCACGATGAACAACCAGGGCAGCTTGTGAACTGCCTTATTGATTGCTCTTCCTATATTTCTTAGGATAACCCAAGAATAAACACCTATGAACACTACCGCTTGTTTTGTGGTCGCGTTCTCAATACGTTCTTTCTGCGTCATTTTGAGATATTTTTTATTAATGATTATATGTGACAATCATACATCGTTAGAAGAGTGTCAGGTGGAAGTGATGCAAGAAGTTGTTTCACTTCTTCGCTCCATGCATCTTTGTCTTTTTCGTCTGATACTACGTCAAACCAACCCGTTTTGCCACGCTCGTACCATTTTCCGTCTTTAACGACAGCGAATACTTTTATATCTTCAATATTTGATATATCCTTTATGCGAGCTTGGTCGCAACGACCTTCTGCCCTTAGTTGTTTGAGATAGTCAAGCTCTTCTTTCGAATAGAATGCTGCAATTTTAGGATAGAACAATGGAGCATACATTGATATATCCTTTAATTTAAGTCTTCCTGCATATCTACCACCCATCTGATACCAATCCCATTTAGCATCATTATTATAGGTGCGCCAAACACTACCGTCCTCATGTATCTCAATATTCTCGCTTCCATCATCTATATCCATACGGTAATATTTCACGGCATCCTCGTACATCTGTTCGTCCGTCCAGTTAAGATGCTTTGGAAATTCGTTCTCGATATAATTTGCATGTTCCTTGCTACAGTTGGCAAGATATGCATCTTTATCTTGTAGGAACACATCATAGTAATTCTTTTTGTATTTCTCAATCTCCTTACGTTTCTCGCTAATAAGCTGCTCTTTGGTCATATATAAATGCATAGGCAGCTCTAGATTTTCATCATACTTGGCGAGTTGTTTCTCTGGCTCATTGCCAATTACCAATGTTAAAAAATGACTCATATTTATCTATATATTAATTCGTTTTCAATTCTAGAATTCACTTGGTTCGGTTGCACCAGTTATCGGTAGATTTCCAATAACCAGCTAACCATATTTCTTTTGGTGTCGCGTCAGGATGCTCACTGAGCCATTCCTCTGCCATTTTACTTACGTCTGCCATTTTGGTCTCGTTTTGATTCTTTTTCAAGTTTTCTTTTTAGATTTTCAAGAGGTGATTTTTCAATATCAACACCCTTTAAGCGGCAATGTTCTTCGTAGGATATTGCTTTTCTTCTAGATTCCTCATCTTCTTTCTTTTGTTTCTCGGCTAACTTCTGAGAATCAATTTCTGCTCTCTTTTCGTATAGCTTACACATATACTTGTCGAGCGCAATAAAAAGTCTCTGAGGATTCACGGTCTTTCCTACATAGATTTCTCCATACTCACCCATAGAAAACTCGTAGAAGAATCTAGTAAGCTCACTAGGCGTAAGGTGATAGTATTCTTGTCTGATACGCTGTGCCATAGCCTTGAACTGGTAAGGAGTAGTTGCGTCGATAGCTCCAATAACCAAAAATAAGTCGATGAGCATCATCTTAATCCAGAACTGGCTTGCACCATCTTTAAAGTACTTATCAATACTAACTAACGACATACCGCCTCTAGCTACAGAATCATATACAGATGTAATTGCATCTGTTCGATTTTGCAAGGTAGGATATTTGTCCAGGAATAGCGCATATTGTCCACCGTATTTTTCCACCGCTTGCTTGCATTCAGTCGGCAAGGATTGAATTAATCTTGTTGAAAGTTCGTTGCTGTTGTTCATAACTATTTGCACTATTATTTTTAGGAGCGAACAACCCTGTATAGTTGTTGCCCATGGAATACTCAACGATAACTTTTGCGTATTCGGGATTTCCGCTTGACAACTGTAGAAGTTTCTTTTTAAGAGCCTCTAACCCACGTGGCTTGTAAGTCTGACGTTTTTCTTTCTTGTACGCGAGCCACATTTCAAGAGCTTCTTTGCAAGGATAATATTCTTCTTGTTTTTGCTCTGTAGTAATCTCGAAATCCGACAAATCGTTTCCTAACGAAAATGCAGCACCCATACAAAATATTTTCTGTTTCTCTGCGTCATTAGGAAACAATTCGCTAGATTTCTGACGTATGTTAGTTGGTAACATCATAAGCTTATTGTATGTAATTTTGTTGTCTTTATATCATGCTGAATATGAAGTAGTGCGATATATTCATCAGAATCAGGAAAATCAAATCCAGCTTCCTCTTTTGCCCACGATTTGAAATCAGAAATTGATTTGCTCATTTCGTCTTTTGTAAGGTCGGCAGAAGAACGAAGATACTTATAGCATTCTCCTGTGAATTTATCAATCCCTTCTCTGAGGAATATATCTTTGTTCACTACCAGCTTATAGTAATGTGTCTTAACTTCGTCTAGAGTGTAGCCGTATTGAAGCGCAAAGGCAGATAGAAGTAAATGAAGGTAGGCATTCTGATTTAAGGAACGCCCACGCTTCTCTTTTAATTCTACCATAGCACATTTTTTCTCCAACTCGGTTACTTTTGCTCTAAACTTTTCTAGCTCAAACACATTTTTTAGATTGAACCACATAAGCGTTGAATGCTCGTTTGATTAACTCTACGCTAGAATGGTAAATCATCAGGGTCAGATGATGGAGCAGCAGATTGTGGCTGCTGCGGTTGTGCAGGTGGAGTGTAAGGTGCAGATGGTTGTGCTACCCCCGCTGGTGCTTGTGCAGTAGCTTGTTGTGACACCTTAGTAACATTCCAAGCACGAATCTGATTAAAATATCTGCCCTGATATTCATGTGCATCAATATCAAAGCTAACGTTAATAACCTCACCGAACTGAATACCAAAACTAGCAATTCTATCCGCTCCAAAAACATCAAAAGCCATCTTCTTAGGATATTGCTCTTGTGTTTCTATTACATAGGTCTGCGATTTCCACTCACCTCTTGCAGATACGCCGCTTCTTTCAGGTAAAACGGCAATAACTTTTCCTTGAATTTCCATTATTTTTTATTTAAAGAATTTTGTAAAACCAAATCAGCCAACTCATCAAAGTAGGCAACATCCTTAATAGCGGAATCTTGTTCACCAGTAACCTTTGATGCTATAGAACCTTTCTTCATAATCAAGCTATAAAGATAACTGTCAATAGTATCAATTCCCATCAGAATCCACGATGTAACAGCATTTTTCTGTCCGTTACGATAAGCACGGCATTCACACTGAGATAAGTCTGCCATCGTCCAAGGTAGCTCCGTGAATACGACATTCGATGAAGCCGTAAGAGTTAATCCTACACCAGCAGCCTTAATGGAACAGATGATTATTCTCTTTTTCTTAGCTTGGAAAGAGTCAATAGCCCATTGTTTCTGCTGCTGATTATCAGAGCCAGTAACGGAACATACCTCACAAGGAAACTCCTTTTTGATTGCATCAACAATATCACGATGTTCTGCAAACACAATTATCTGTTCTTCCGTATCATGTAGAAACTCGATTGTTGCTTTCATCTTTCCCTTTCCAGATATAGAACGAAGATTCATAAATTTAACTAATGCCTTCATTCGTAGCTTTTTTCTAGCTTCATCCTCAGAGCAATTCTTATATTCAAGAAGGAATGTAAGCAAGTCTTTTTGGCAAGTATCATACTCTTCTTGTGTTTCAGAATCAAGAGCAACACTAATTGTTGTTCTTGTTAGTTCAGGCAAATCTTTGAGCACATCTTTCTTTTCTCTGCGAAAGTAACATGTTTCGTGAATCTTTTGATTAAGCTCTTCGAGATTCTCGTTTTCTCCATATCTATTACAGAACTCGCCATATCCGCCAAATTCATCAATTCTACCAAGAATAGCCAACTGGCAAGCCATATCAGTAGCATGGTTAACCACAGGCGTACCAGTCAGCTCGTAGATATATTCCTTACCTTGGCAAATACCCATTATTATTTTTGACTGCCTTGTCGTTGGGTCTTTAACTCTTGCAGACTCATCAATAATGACCGATTTCAGAATATCGACCTCATTCCTAAAAATGAAATTTTTAAGCTTTAACGGCTTTTCTCCGAGTGATACAACGAAATATTTAGCAAGAGACTCGTAATTGCATATAACCACATCATACAAATCCATCTTAGTAAGATGATAGCCGTATGTTGCGTTTACAGAATCCGTAAGAATAAGCGGACGAAGATTTGTGAATCTCTTGATTTCACGTTCCCAATTGACTTTGAGGGCAGCAGGGCAAATAACCAAGCAAGGAGTCGCTTTTGCACGTTCAATGGCAACAATAGACTGAATCGTTTTGCCCGTTCCCATGTCATCCCCATTTATGCAACGCTTCATAGCAAGTTCCATGCGTACACCCTCTTCTTGATAATCGTATAATTTTGGTTTATCTGACATAATAATAATTATAATAAACACCACATTCTGAAAGCCCATTCAAGAGCCTTCTCTCTACCACGCAAATACAACTCGTCACCACGTTCAATCTTTTTGTAGAATACTTTCTTCTTAGTCTTTGAAACTGCAAAGATAAAGTCTTGATTTCCATATCTAGGGTCAATGCTGTGCGTCAAGTCCATATACCATGCACGGCTTCTATCCCAGTCCACGAAATCAATCTGCGCTTCAAATTGTTCTTGTGACGTAGCTGCGGTAGTCTTCAAGTCACCGCCAAACTCGCCAAGCCACCAGTCGAACTTACATCGCACAGGCAGTTCAAACTCGAAACCTTGATATTCCATCTTCATGTGTGGATTGATAAATGTTTTCTGACCGACCGCATTTTTCAAAACAAAATCAAGAAATCTGTCCTTTGTTGCTTGTTTCTTTAAAACTGCAAGTCTGTCTAATCCCCATTTCCAATCCTTCTCTGTATATTTCTCATCATCAACCGTCATAGCGTAATGATTACACTTTTCTGGTTCAGTAACGAGAGCATCAACGAGAGTACCAAGATGGAATGCCTTTTTCTTGTCTGATTCCTTAACGAAGTTAAGCTGTGGGTTAAGAGCAAACTTCAATGCGGTGAGGTCTGAGTTGGAAACCTCACCACGTGAATAATAAGGGTCAAACGGTTGCTCTGCCATATTACTTAGCTGTTACTTCATCCTCATATTTAATATAAGGAGAAACGATATACTCTTCCTCATTGTTAGCATGTTTCTCGCAAGCCTTGCGCATAAACTCCAACCTAGAAGCAAGTTTGTCAGGTGACATAGAAGAACCCTCAATCGTCCACCACTGCTGAATAATATCGAGCCAAGCGTTTTTGTCAGTAACAACAAGACGTTTTGTAACCTTTATTTTCTGCTTACTTGTGTTGTCAACAGAAGTCTGAGCGAAGAGCGATTTGGCTTGTGCAGTAGCACGTTGTGCAGCGTTTTCAGTATCACGTTTCTCTTGCTCTGCTGCAAGCTTGCGTTGTTGTTCTTCCTTGGCTGCTTCATCAGCCTTACGGATAGCCTCTTCTTTAGCCTTACGTTCAGCCTCTAGTGCGGCAGCTTCGGCTTCCTTACGTTTGCGCTCCTCCTCGGCAGCTTTCAGTTCTGCCTCCTTGCGTTTGCGCTCCTCCTCGGCAGCTTTCAGTTCTGCTTCCTTGCGTTTGCGCTCCTCCTCATCTTTGATGCGTTGGATTTCTTCTTGCTTTTTGCGCTCTTCCTCGGCAGCCTTACGTGCTTCCTCTTCCTTGCGTTTGCGTTCCTCTTCTGCCTTACGTGCTTCCTCTTCCTTACGTTTGCGTTCCTCTTCTGCCTTCTTGATTTCAAGAAGTTCAGCAATCTTAGAATCAAACTTCATAAGGAGTTCGTCACGTGTAGTAGTAACAGTCTGCTTATAAGACGCAAGCAACGATGCGGAAATTTCCTTGTATGCGCCGTTCATAATATCCTTTGCGTCATTCTCCTCAATTTCAGAAGAGTATGAAGGCTTATTATTAACGAACAGATGCCCGAGGTCAAGAACATCAGAGCACTCTGTAATACGTTTCTTAACTTCATCCTTATTATCAAGGGTGAGAAGAGAGAACGTATTATTAAGTGAGTTGATAGCAGCAGAAGAATGCTCAGTAAGAAGATTGTTGAGCGTATCAATAGTATCAGTCTTCAACTTAATCTTAGCCTCCTTAATGCGCTCTTGTCGCAAGCGTTCTTGCTCTGCTTTCTTCTGCTGTTCTAGCTTGTAGGCAGCATACTCATTGCGCTTTTCCTGAATCTTATAGACAACAGAATCTGTATTCTTGGCAGAGATAAGGCTCTCCATCATCGTAAATCCTTTACGGACAATATCGAACACTTGGGTAACACCCTTACGTTTCTCCGTCATTGCTTTCTCTGTCAGTTTAGCCTTCTTGATAAATTCAGCAGCTTTCTCGTCAAGAGCATCATTCATACCAGACGCACTAATATCAGACAGAAGAGATTCACCTGCCTGAACACATGCCTCATAAGACTTTCTGTTAGCTTGCACCGCATTTTCCGTATCGGATTTGAGCGTTGCAATCTGTCTTGTAATATTGTTTGCTTGTTGTTGTACCAACTGCAATTCTGTATTTTCAGCCATACTTTATAAATTAAAATGGAGAATCATCGTCAACCTTTGCCTTAACACCATTTTTCTGTGTCTCATTTTGCGAAGCACCAAAAGCCTCTTGTTGTTGCTGTTGTTGAGGTTGGCTATCAACATCAGCTTGCAACATACCACCAAGACCGACAGGTAACTTAGGATAAGTCTTAAAAGCATGCTTACAAGTCTTAGAGATAAGGAATCCTGTATCAATATCCTTGAAGTACATTTTACCATCTTTACCAGTATAACAACCGCCATATAGAGCGTTAGCCTTGTGGTCTTGACCGCCAAATTTAGCAGAATATTCACGCAATCTGTCGACACCTTCACGGTCAAGAACGAAGTAATCGTATGAGTTATTTGGAAGGATAATCTTTACGTAACAAGCAACGATACGTGAATTTGCTGGTCGTGGATAGGTCTTCACATAATCAACAAATTTATGACCGTCACGCTCACCGAAGCGGAAATCATCGCAATCATATACCACTACAGGGTTGTCACATCGAAGAATCTGACCAGCCCTTTGACGAAGAAGAATCTCACCATATCCTGTATATGTAATCTTAGCCGTATAAGTTGATTGTCGGGTGTTCTTGTCGTAGTTGCTATAACCCATAAGGTAACAGAGTGTTGCAGTTCCCTTTTCGAGAGACAATCCGTTAATCGCCAAGTTCATGAAGGCATCGTGAATATTCAACGATGTAGCTTTTTCGAGATAGCCCTTAAATGAGCCGTTGAGAAGCTCATTATTAAACAGAGCCTTCTGTTCTTCAAAGAACACTTCTCCACCCTCTCCGAACTTCTGATTGTACACCTCAATAAACTTATCTCTTGCCAAGTCGCAAATCTGATTATGAGGCGCTTTATTTAACTGTTCTATATCCATTTGTATAGATTTTAAAATTAATGTACTCTATCAATATAACTAAAGTACGTCTCCACCATTACCGAGCCAGTAGATGTAGGTCTTTCGTAATAATGTGGTATTGTACCTAACTTTCTGCCATCACCATCTTGGTAATTCAGAAAAATAGCTCTAGCCGCCACTTCTCTTGACTTGTTTGCAGTAAGTTCCATCAAGCAAGCATGTAACTTGCGTTGATGGATTACTGCATTAGCCATTTTTGACGGCATAGACGCTATAAGTTTGTCGATTCTACTCATTCTTTTCCTCTTTATTTTTGGAAGATGGAGCGTGATGTTCGAATACATCGAAGACATGAGTTTCGTTAAGACCTACAATGTCGTAATCAATCATTATCTTCCCCATCACCTCATCAACGTATCGAAGAGCACGTGCTAACGACTTAGCCTGAACCAAGTAAGTAACGTTAGAACGCTTCTCCTTTTCGGATTTCTCATCAATAGTGATAAACTGACACTTTGCCTTGTACCACTTATCATCATCATCCAAGTCAGAGAAGAAAATCTCGCCATAGTTAGTTTTCTTTGCGCTTGTAACGGCAGAATCGCCACTAATATAGCAACTCATTTCATCAATGATAGATGTTTCTGCCTCGGTGCAAGAAAGCGCATCAACAACATAAAGTTCGTTGACAACTTTTTCCGAGCCATCCTCCATCGTCTTTTGGTATTTGATTTTTGTCTCATACCAAGTACTAGTTCTCGCTCTCATTACTCACCATCCTTTCCGTCTTCAGCCAAAGATGCGATTTTAGCGAAAATTTCTTTGGCAATATCGCCTTTGATTTCGATGCATCTTACGTTGCCATCGTTATCACCGTCACCTTCACCATTGTGGAGTGTTTCATCCTCGTTCTCCAGACGTTTGCGAAGAGCCAAATTCTCGTTGTCGTGCAACAACTGGTCGAGAATCAGTACACAATTTGTCTTCTCAATTTCTGCGTCATCACGAACAACCTCATCAGTACTATTGATGATTTTCACCAATTCCTCGTACTCTTCCTTGGTCTCACAATTACGTGCGACACAACCGATAACCTTAAAGCGGTCAATCTCGAAAACCAACTTAATTTTGTCTTTTGCCATAATAGCTAATATTTAATTAAACAATAATAATCTTTCTCTTTCAACTCTTTTCTTTTTGCATCGCTTTACGCTAGCCTTGCAAAGTTCAGTATTATCTCTGTAATAATCTCTTTGCTTTTGCAGTCTTTCTTCACGATTTCTCATATATCTTTCGTGGTCGAGCTGGCTGCGCCTTGATTCACTTCTCATTTTGCTAATCTTCTTTATCCAAACCTAGCATCATTGATATTGCGCCAACGACTGCGAACATAAGAGCGGTTGCAGCAAGCGCAAACAAAATTATACTCATAACTCAAAACATTTGATTGCTTTCTTGCCGCATACTGCCTTGCTTGCGAAGTTGATTATCTCAGCAGCAAGAACAAGAACAAGCATAACAACAAGATAGCTAATATAAAACATACCTTTCATTATCCAAAAGCTTTTTTAATCTTTTCTATCTTTTCAGAATTTAATCTACGATAACAATCGAAGTAGCCAGTTACATATATGGAGAACAGATTCAAAGCTCTCATATTAAAGTAACCATCGTCACAAAAATCCAATATCTTACAAACTAACGCCCAAGGCTCATTTGGGTCTAATCCCATAATTTTCATACGCTCAAAATCGCCTTTTGTCAATGGGTCTTTCTTTAATTCTTCAATCGTTAATCTCGCCATTTTACACCTCCAATACTTAAAAATACCGATGATAGCCGTCAAATTTCAAGAGTGCTACTATTTCTAGCAGTGTACCATTATCGTTCTTGCCCAAGGAGCACTATCATCGATTGGGCTTGTTTATGAAAAAAAATAATATCCAAAGAATAATCGGTGCAGTGCTCAGACTATTACATAGTGAACATCACGCAAGTTCCACCACACCGATTCACGTGAATTGCATATATAAGGGCAAATGAAAAGTTATATACCCATAGTCAAAACAGGCTCGGCTGCATCATTTCCAACTGAATGCGCTTGCAAGCCTTGTCGTAATATTCTTTGTTAATTTCAAATCCGATGAAGTTCCGCTTCTCCCTGATGCACGCAATTGCTGTAGTGCCACTTCCCATACAGTTATCAAGAACGCACCCCCCACATTGGTATAAGTCCTAACGAGATAACGAATTAAATCCACTGGCTTCTGTGTAGGGTGAATTTTCTCTTTATCTCGTTTGAAAAATATAATATCGTTTGGAAAACGTTCTCCATTGTTGATGGTTGTAATTGGCTTGGAATGTTTGTAATCGTAATTTGTGGATGATATTCCAGTCTTATTACTTATATAAGGCTTGCAACCATGTATCATCTGAGGATTGTATATCATCGCCAAATTCTTATCTTTTACAAAACAAGCACTAGATTTAGAAAATACCAAAATATTTTCATGAATCTTCATAGGAGCAAAATTACTATTTAAGAATCCAGTAGCATTTTCTTTTTGCCATACAATTTCGTACTTAAAATCATTCAAGTTGCTACAGGCGAGCACGGCAGCAAAAGGCATTTGAGAAAACAAAATTATCGCACCGTTTTCTTTGATTATTCTGTTATAATGAGTCCAAAGGTCATTAAGAGGGATAACGCTATCCCATTCATTCTTGGTCGTGCCATACGGCAAATCGCATATAATGCAATCCACGCTTTCGTCAGGAATCCTTTTCATTCCCACTAGGCAATCCTCATTGTATATCTTATTCAATTCTATCATGATGGTAAATCAAAATAAACTTGCTTGTGTATATCGCTTTCGCTTTTCAAGCTGCGGAGATACCTCAAACATATCATTACTTATGTATCTCTTTACATTATCTACACCTTGTGAATAGATTTGTTTCTTGATTTCAAAGCCATAAGCCTTTCTCTGCATTGATGCTGCTGCAACAATACTACTGCAACTACCTGCTGTTGGGTCGATAACGACATCATCGGGGTCTGTAAATAACCCTATCAGCTTTTTCAGAAGTGGAATAGGTTTTTGTGTCGGGTGACTACGTGGCATACCTAAATCTCTCGGAAATTCCATACAGTTCATAACCATTTCTCCGTGATTATTAAACTTAGGCAGCTTGTCACGATAGAGTATCAGACCATATTCACAGTTGCCAACAACCTTCATATTGGCTTTCAAGACCTGTGCAGAATAATTCTTTCTGAACACCAAAGGGATGCAACCCTTGAATCCGTACCGCTCGCCTAATTCCTTATAATAGAATTGCTGCTCCCAACCGCAAAAGATAATCATACAAGGTGCTTTACCTTTTTCTTTTGGCTCTGGTCGTAACATCTGTGAGCAAAAGTGCATAAACTCGGCAGGACGGAAATCTTTGTCAGTATCGAAAAACTCCTCACCTGCAAGTTCGCTTTCACCATTTTTGTTATCTCCATCCTTGTACCAAGACGGATTGCTTGCGTAAGCATTAACACCGAGATTATAAGGTGGGTCAGCTAAAATTAGTTGAGCTTTCGGTATGTTATAATGCCCGAAATTCTGAAAATGTGTATTAAATACACCTATTCTATTATGAAACGTTCTGAACTCAGGTTCTATCTTTAATTCAATATCATCAACTGTATGTTTCATTTTAAACTGTTTTTAAAAGGATGCTTCGTCTCCTACGTTTCTAAAGACACACCGCATGCCAAACTTACGAGAGGTTTTATTTCCTCTTGGTGCGTTTTCGATTCATACTCTTGCCCAAAGAGCAACTCCACATCCTATTCTACGACAACCTTAGTCGGCGTAGGGGCGGTTTACATAACTAACTATAAATTTTAAATAAATTATGAATGAAATTAAATCTCAAAATAACTATTTCCGTCAGGTGGGTAGTCGATTATCTTCCATTCATTCTTTTTGATATGGATAGCTTCACGAAAAACCACAAACGGCTCACCATTATGACGTTTCTTGTTGTGTGCAACAATCTTATTGATACACCCCTTGGCAGTTATTCTGAACTCCCTGAGAGAATGAGTGTACTTAGATTTCACATCACATACAATCAACTTTTTATCTTCCCAAAATATGAAGTCTGGTTTATAGCTATGACCGCTAACCATCAGTCTTTTATCGTACCGAACCTTTGTTTTGAGTTGTTTCGGCACAATCATATAAAGGGATTTGAATATACTGAGTTTTACTTGCCTATGAATACAAGAAACTCTTTTATCAGCAAGGAGAATTTGGTGATACAGATATTCTTCCCTACTGTCGTATTCAGTTCCGTCACGAGCCAAACACTTGTGTTGCATTACCCTAACCATAACTAATACTCCTTAGATACGTTATAAGGATTTTTCACAAGGTTAGCGTAAGCCTCGCAACCATATCTCTGAACCTCTCCAGTGGAAAACTGAACGATGTAATCGCCTGTACGTGCTATCAAGCTGCCTCTTGTGCAATTATCCTTGATTTGAACCGTTATAGATTTGCCGTCCTCGCCTACATCAACCCTTGCCAAGAATCTTAGTTTTTGGAGCTGTTTCAGGTTGTCTCGGTGAACCTTTATGCTATATATTACTTTCATCTTTCTTTTTTTTGTTAAAACCTTGGCGGCAGACTAACTTAATAATCTGACCGCCAAGGGAAAACAGTTTAATTTTAAAATTTAATCATTTCTATACGACAAAGTAAAAAATGCGCCCTTAGATGGTATCGAGCCATCTTCTCTACATACTGGTCGGAGCATTAAATATGCGTATGTAGCGCATTACCTAATTGCTTTAAGGGCAAAACTCAACGACTTATCCCAAGCAGTTGAGAAAAAAATAAATTATTTAAGTAAAACAAAACACTTAAAAAGTGTCGATTCCAAATAAAGTACAACTACTTTCACAAGCTGTCATACAAGTATGAAAGATAATTAATAATTAAAAAATGTATTGAGTAGTTCCAGACTGAATCGAACAATCTCTAAGAGAACCAAAATCTCTTGTGCTACCGTTACACCATAGAACCATGAAGCATCATATTCTCACGAACTTGATGCTAAGATTTAAAAAGCTAATTAAGCACTTTACCTTATAACCTTATAACCAAAAAAATGAGTGTTGCAGAGTGCAGGATTCGAACCTGCGACCTCTAGGACATGAAACTAGCGAGCTACCACTGCTCCAACCTGCGATTTGTGCAGCCTATCTTCACAGACAGACTGCATTGCCATCATTGTCAAATTCAAATTCAAATTTTGTTAATTAAAATATAAACAAACAAGTAATCAAATAAAATATTTATGCAAAAACATTTAGAACTTTGGAGATATTGTCGGATTCGAACCAACACTTCCATACGATAAGAACGGTATCTTCAAGTTGTATGACGTGCTTCCGTTTACACTAAATATCTCTTTGTTGTTATTTAATTAAAGTATTGAGAAGTAATCTCTACTTTAAGTAGTGTTTAAGTCTCATTCTTTGACTTAACTCTGTTCAGAGTTAGCTAGACTTCTATATTCGTAATAAACGTTGTACTATCTAATAATAATAATAATTGAAAATTTGTGCAGGGAGGCGGAATCGAACCGCCACTATCTCACACGATAAGAAGAGGTATTATCTATTGTGCGAGGTGTGCAAGAATACCACTTACACCATACCCTGCTGTTTTATGTACCTAAAACCATGGAACTTTCTGTCGTTTGTGAATGCCACGATATTAATCGTTTCCGTATTCCCGATACAGCTAGCATTGACGTTCCGTATGACACTCCATACATATTATAAATATCTTACACGTAAGATGGCAATAATACATACTTCGACTAGAATACTACATAGCAAACGATACAGACCTATATTATGCCCTTTGCTTGTGCTGATGTTTCAGCATAGTTCATCGGTATAGTCTATGTAATATCTGTTACTGACTAGTTTTTCGTATGTCGTGCGTCCTTTTCGCCAGGTCACGGCATCCATTGATGCTCTCCGGCTACTTCTTTTCCACGCATACTATATTCTGTGCGTCAATATGTCAAAGAACTCTTCTCTAGCTTTCAGTTTCATCACTTATAGTGATAATCTGATTCTAAAAGAATTGCGGTTTCAGCAGGATTCGAACCTACGACCTATCGGTTAACAGCCGACCGCTCTAACCATCTGAGCTATGAAACCATATTGGGCGAGTTAAAATATGTGCGAAAGTAAAAAACTCGCCCATCCACCACACTTGGTGATATTAAACAACAGAACTCTAATATATACGATGGCTTTCAAGCAGATTATCTATATCGCTTGCGAGGAAGAATGCAGAATGACCTATCATGCAGTGTGGTAGCTTTCCGCTCTTTCTCAACTCAACTATGAACGACTTTCCCATACCTATGTATGATGCAGCTTCATCAGTTGATAGCCATTTCTTAGCAATCTTTTCGACCACTACTTTCTTCTTCGGTGTTGCCATTTTATTATTCTCCTATTACTTTTCAAGCATCCTTTGCAGAAATGCTTTTTCGTTTTCTAGGCATTGTACTCGTTCTTCAAGTCTTGCCTTTTCGATTCGTAATTGTGTTGCGTCATCTATCTGACCTATCATTACAGGTGCATCACCTTTTCCGTAGGCGAGCCATTGTAAATCAACCTTTAGGTTAGAGCAAATAGCCATCATAGCTGCCTTGGTAAAATTCTGCTTACCTCTTAGCATCTTTGATAGGTTAGAGCAATCGAGACCAACATCAACCGAAAACGACCTTGTGGACTTGTAGTTGCCCAACTCTATAACCTTTGCAACCCTCTGACGAACCTCTTCCTGATTATATTCTATCTTCATTATTTTCTTAAAATAACTATATTTAACCAAAAAAGTTTGGTGGAATGAAGTTAAATAACTATCTTTGCAGTGGATAAATAGCTTAGACGGTGTTTTAAACTCCGTCCCACCTTTTTCGTCTATCAGTGTTGTAACTGATTAACGATTGCAAAGGTACGGAAATAACCTCAAATAACCAAACTTTTCGAAGAGAAAGTTTTGTTATTCTTGGTTATTTAACCTTTGTTTACGAAAGGTGGCGCATAATGTGTAATTTCTAAACAGATTTTAAGAATTATGAATGATATTGCGAAGAACTTAAAGTTTTGCTTCGACATAAGTAAATTCAAGTCGATGTCTCAGTTTTGCAAGGTAATAGGTATAGACCAAGCTAATCTCAGCAAGAAGATGAGCGAAAGTAATACCAAGTATTCTTTCAACAAGAATGATATTCAAAAGATTTGCTACAATCTAGGTCTGAGAAAAGAATGGCTAGTAAATTCTGATGGCGATATGTTTGATGATAAAGCTGCCGTTAGTCCAAGTGACTGGGTTTTTGGTAAAGATAGAACACCTAATATAAATATGGTGAACGAAGAAAACGCCCACCACAACAAACAGATAATTGGAGACTTCTCAGAGAGCGAAATCAATCTGTTGCGTGAGCAGGTGGCAGACCTGCGCAAGCAAGTAGAGAGCAAGGATGCTCAAATCAAGCAGCTAATGGATTTGCTTGCAAAGAAGTAGGAATGCAAGTAATATGCAAGTAAGGTATAATTTTAACACAATATGAAAACAAAGAAACTATCAGTAAACACTATATGTGTGAGGGGTGGATATACCCCAAAAAATGGTGAGCCTATTGAGCTTCACTTAACGCGATAAGCATTCACACTGAGTATCAATACGTTACGAGATTTAACGAGTAAAATATAAAGTAAAAAATGCCCGAAAAGCCCCGTAAATATGATAAAAACTGATAGACTTTGCAAGTAATATGCAAGCTAATAGGAGATAGAATTATGAAGGTTTACGTTGAAGACAAGACATATAAGGTGTATTTCTCCATCACTCATAAGTGTAAGAGATTCTATATATACACAGGATTGCAATCGACAGAGAAGTTTGATGGTATGGTATTTCCTCGTTCAGACAAGTCTGCAAAGGCAAAAACTAAGCGACTGGCAGAGCTATATTCAAGCGTGGAAGACTATATACTGCTGCACAAGGGTGAGGACGTTCCGATGCTAAAAAGCCATCTGAAAGAGATTATAAAGGGTGGCAAGGTAGCTGAGAAGAATTTCCTCGACTATATGCAGATGTGTGCAGATTTCAAGAATTTGAAAGCTGGCACGAAGAGAGTATATGATGTGACCATCATCAGAATTAGAAATTTTGATGCTAAGTGTACATTTGATACCATCACTAGAGACTGGCTCGATAAGTTTGTGAAGCATGAATATGAAAGAGGACGGATGCCTAACGGAGTTCATATTGATTTGAGAAATATCAAGGCAACATTCAATTGGGCAATTGATAATGAGATAACAACCCTATTCCCATTCCGTAAGTACGTACTTCCACATGAGGAAACAAGAAAGCGTTGTTTATCTCTAGAACAGATGAGACAGTTGCGTGATGCAGAGTTCCACACTAACCCTCAACGTGAATCAAGGGATTTGTTCATGCTAGGTTTCTATTTGATTGGTATCAATATATCAGACCTTCTCGATTTGAAGCAAACAGACCTTCGTGGTGGCAGAATATGCTACAAGCGCAACAAGACGGGACGATTGTATGATATAAAGGTAGAACCAGAGGCGTTGGAGATTATAAAGCGATACAAAGGAAATAAATACCTTTTAAAGTATAAGGACAGCAGTAAGTTCAACCTCAAACACTTTGAGAGCAATTTGAATTTCAGACTTAAAAGGTTAGGTAAATTCAGAGAATATAGTAAAGAACCGATGTTCCCTTATCTTTCCACCTACTATAATCGCCATACGTGGGCAACGCTAGCAAGCGAGATTGATATACCGATGGAAGTTATAGGCAGGGCATTAGGTCATGCGATGTGGGATAATGCGGTAACATCAACCTACATTAAATATGATACAAAGAAGATTGATGAAGCCAACAGAAAGGTTATTGATTACCTTAACAAAGATTTAGAAGATACAGATTTATAATTATTACAATTAAAAGAGCAAATAAAAAGGGAGGCTACGAACCTCCCTTTCTTGCTATTTATCCGATAGAATAGTTTCTATCTTCTTACGGTAATCAACAGAGCCGTCAATGAATGCGTGCATAAACAGAATACTATCGCTTATTGGTAAGCTGATAGGCTCGTTGATGAAGTCCTTTGTGACTTCCGAGTTATTCACCAATGCGGCAACAAGACGTTTCTTTTCGTAATTAAAACCTTGTGTAAATCCTGCGGCGAATGGTGTAAGCGAGTGAAAGAATGGTGTTGGTTCTTCACTCAGATTTTGCAGTCTCTGTTTCAGAGTCATTTCCTTTGTCTTTTCCATCATTATTTTTCTTTTTAATTTCTTCCTCCATTTTATGTAAGCGTTCAACCTCTTGCTCATAGATGTTGTCAATCGCGTCAGAATACTTTAGGTATTGTGTAAGGCTCTTCTTGCGCTGCATAAACTCAGCCTTATTCTTATACTTCATACCTTGTAATGCGGTCAGTCTGTGACGCTGCATTTCAAGTTGCAGCTCATCGCAAAACCACACCATATTCTGCACAGCTTTTTTCTCCTTACTCTGTATTTCCCTTGAGAGGTTAACAAGAGCTTTGTATCTTCTGTTCTCCACGCTTATTATCAGTTTGAATATTACCCAACTGAATACGAATGCAATCCAAACAAATGCAACACCAAAATTGCCAATACAAGCGTAGAATATTGCAAACGTAACACCCAATAACATTTCTGCATAGTAAATATCGAACCATCCGAAACGCTTCTTAATCATTTTCTTCATGTCTTTTGTTTGATAAATTATTGTTGAGACGAATATAGAAATCCTCATCACTCTCTCCATTCTGCTTAAAGCTAAGATTGTTCTCTTCGATAAAGTCAAGAATAATCCATATACTCTTTTTGCCGAGATTCCTAATCTTATCCAAATCAGACTTACCATGGAATTTGCGGAGTAAATCGCCTACGGTATATACGTCGCACCATCTGAACATATTCAGAATACGAACAGGAAAGCCACAGTCGTTTACATCTTTACCAAGTATTAATGGTGGAAGTATCGTTCCACCGATAGGAGTATCACCTTTTGCACGTCTGTATTCATCATAACTAGCTTGTGTTGCTTTTAGTTTCTTCTTTAAACCATCAATCACGATTCTCAAATCTTGATTTGTAGCAATCTCGGCAATGGCGGCATCCTCGTTGTACGTCAGCTTATTGCACGTCTTCTCTACAATCTGTCTGATTCTAGTTGCTGATACGCCATACTTGAGTGACAACTCATCATAGGTCATTCCGTTAATTATGTCCTTTAGCAACTTAGATTCACGATAACTGAGTTTTGGAGTGATGCCAAGATACGACATAGCGTTTATTACGCCAAAAAGCATACCAACAGCGTTGGCAGCCAGTTTGCCGTTTGCGGTTGCTCTGTTTCTCAACTCGGTAAGTTCAACGTTTATTGCACGCTTGTGCGCTTCAACTTCTTTGAGCTTATCATCTATCATCTTTTCGTTGGCTGCAAGCATCTTGTACTTCTGGGCGTATTTTTCAACGTCCTCGCTGTTTACATACAAGATACCATGCTCGCCTACACAACTACCAATGAGACCTTGCTCGATGTAGTTACTAATAGTCTGTCTAGATAAGCCAAGTATCTCGGCAGCTTTGTTTCTTGTGATTCTAGCCATATAACCAACTCTTTTATTATTTCAGATTTGAATCTGCTAATCTCAGCTCTAACTGTTGTATAATGTTGTCGATTGTCTTTCCCTTATAGTCAATGGCAATCTTCTTCAATGTTGCAATCTGAGCCATAATATTAATTTTATCCCCTGCTGTCATCATAATCAATATTTGTTTATTAAGATGCGGTGCTTGCAAAGTTGTAGTGTACAACATAAACATAACCGCCATACATTTTTCCGTAAGTAACCTCTATGAAGTCAAAGATAATATCTCCACAATCCTTGTATGGAATCAAAGGTTCAGTAGGGAATGCTTTATATTTCGTATAATAACTACTTACTTCTTGTGAAAGCAACTGCTTAAAAATATCCACTTCTCCATACTTTGTGAATACACCTTTGAACTCGTTTTCATTGTCTATAGCAACAACTACTCCAAGTTCTTTCTTGATACGTACACCCTCATATTCGTTGCGAACGCCGTTAAATATTGTTGATGTAGTAAGAATCCCTTTAATCTCTTCCATATATCAATTTCTTAAAATGTGAACACTAACAGCCTTGTTTACTGCATTAGGCTGCGACTCATTAAAACTCTTGATAAAGTTACGTTCCATTTCTTCAGGAAACATAGCTTTTTTCGGTTTCGGCATTGATAACGTGCCTACTACTTTGTACCCACCCGTAGTGTAATCACACACTTACGAGTGATTGTCTCTTCTCCAAACATATTATTCTGTTTTATATTTAATTATTTAACGTTCAAACTAATTGCAAGTACTTCTCAGAATATTTCTTTCTAAGATACTCTAATACGTGGTTATATGATTTAAGAAAACCATCATTAATAAGCATAGCTACTTGTCTCTCCATATTAAACAATTCGTATTGTTTAACTTCTTCTCCTTGTTTGTTTCTCATTTCGTGTTCATGCTTTCCGAACACAACGCAATTTATTGCTTTTGCTATTTTGCACATAGCTGCTGACATAAACTTCTTACTAACAATTTTACTGATAGCAGAACCAAGCTCTTTGTACGCATCGCCTGCATCGTTTCTATATTTCAACATTTGGTCGTACACAAACTTTATAACTTGAACCTCAAATCGTGGATTGAGCCACATTGCGAATTTAACAAAGAGAATAGGGTGCATCCAAGTACCTCCACCTCTATCAGACCTTGCTTTCGATTTTACATACACAGAATTTTGGGTATGTAGATTTTCTTCCTCCATCAAAGCATTGATGAACTCCTTGATTCCTTTGTTATTGAAGAAATCATCAAGGTCTTTCTTTACATACCCAACTTTTTGGGTATCATCATTATGCTCAACAAACTCATTCCATTGTTTGAGCAAGTTTGTAGCATTGAACATACTATCTTTTGTTCTTTGCTCGACCAAAAAATTACCCATTGGTCTCTTCATTACTTGATTTGTAATCATCTTCCCTATATTTAATGATTTATAATTAATATTGTTCCTTATAAAAAGGTTATATGAAACAGGCAATAGACCTCTGAGAGAGTGGTTCTCCCCCTTACCCCCATCATTCATTGAAACGATGAGAGTTTGGAAGGAATATTCCACTCGAAGTTACATGAACCCAGTATAATGAGCCCCTTCGGTCGGGTCAGTTGCCAAATCGTACAGCACTTAACCTAAGCAGCTTTCGGGGTACGCCCCGCCCTGCCCGCCTTCTGCCTTCAGTTCCTGCGGTGTCACCATGCACCTCTTGTGACGTGGGTTTAAAGTCTGTGTAGCCGAGTGTATTTAGCCGACAAGCCACCAAGACTACTTGTTTACTCTCGAAAAAGAATAGGGAAAGTGAAAACCCTATCCTTTGTTCGTGTTGCGCTCCGAACTCCGGATAGGGTTTCGTATAGGGAAGTGAATAATCACTCAAATATACTTAAATGTCCGCTGTTTAGTGCGCAACTACTAACAAGCACTGCAAAAGTACGCAATTCCTTGCAAACCACCAAATTAGCTGATTTTTCATTAACTTGCTTTATTGTGGATAAATATGGATAATATATATTTAATAGGCTTTTCGGGGATTTATGACTTTAACCTTTATAAGTTTAATTAACACAAAAATGCCCCACACCACCAAAAAATGATGATGCAGGGCGATATGATAGGTATAAAAGAAATGCGAAAGTAAAGCCCCACCATTGAGCACCAACGGCAGGGCTGAGATAGACATATGAGTTCCAAAGAATAATTGCTTTGCAAAGATAAGTAAAATATCTGAGAACTCAAAGAGATAGTGAAAATTTCTTCTGTAAGCGGTTAAAATAGTCTATTGGTATGATTTATCGGTTCGATAGTTTAAACGTCTTGTATGCTACATAAAACAAATCCTCGCCTACCACAATAGGTAAGCGAGGAACTATATATGCACGATTACTTAGTCCTTAATAGCCTCATTGACCTCGTAATCCATAATCTTTGCCAAAGTGTTGCTGATTAACGTGCTCATTACGTTGTACTGGCTGGTAAACTTATCGTCTATTCTGTCATTCACAAGCACACCATACTCTTCCTTGGCTCTATCGACCTCGCTCATAAAGTCCACGTACACCTCACGTAACTTGATGAGGGTCTTAGCCAACTTTGGCTGCTCCACGTTCTGCAACAATGTTGCATTGATATTCTGTCCGTTCATATTCTAATCTCCTATTAATTTAAATTGAGTGATGTCTGGCTGTTCAAGCCAACAATGGTGAGCAATTCCATAAATGTAGCATCATACCAACGTATCTGTGTCTGCTGCTGAAATTTAGGGTCTTGCTGATTCTGTCCGTACTTATCAAAGGCTGGAGTGATAACATACCAGCTATGCACCTTTCCTCGTTTTCCTGGGCGAGTGGCGTGCTTCACTACTCCTTTGAGTTCAAGCATACGATTGAATGCTTGTGCTGAGATACCAACGTTGTGCGACTTCAATAAATCGGTGGCAGCGTGCGTAATCGGCTTTTCCGTTCCTGCGTTTACAGACTGAGGAAGAGCATCATCCAAGCCTACCATCTTACCAATCTTCTGAGCGATGCCCAATTTGCTTGCGTCATTCAGGTTGAGGAACTTTGCGCTCCAATCGGCAAATGCTAACTTAGCTTGTATCTGTTCCTGCAAAGATGGCTGCTGCTGAACTTGAGCAACTGCGTGATGGAACACTCTACGATAAACCTCGAACACTGGGCGAACCTTGCGAGCGATAAAGTACTCTAAGCATGCGGAAGTGAGATAGTAATCTATCTTGTTGCTGCCACCCCAATCTTGCTTGCCACTATGGGCATGCAAGTTTTCGCCATTTTTGGCAATCGGTAAAAAGTCCACATTCTCAATGAAGTTTGCTTTCAATGCTCTCACAGCCTTACCTCTTTCTGAGTAAGCCAACTGCCAAACATCATCAAGGTTAACTGAAAACACTTTGTCTTGTTGGTCTAATGCCAACACACCGCGGAAGTAGCGTTCAATATCCGATGGAACACTATCCTTCGTTAAAATTAAATTTTCGTTCATTTCGATATATTTTTGAACGTTAAACAAATGTTGGGTTGATACACAAAAAGGGTGTACCGCTACCCTTTGTTCAATGCCTATATCGGAAAGCACGCACACACCATTACGATATGTGCAAGGGGCGATACACCTATATCTTTGATATGGATATATCAGTCTCGTAAGATTAAGAGCATAAAAAATGCTCCACCGAATTGACGGAAGAGCTTCCTATTTCTCTCCCGATATATTTATTGAACGCTGCAAAGATACGAAAAATATTCCTATCTGCGTGTCTTAGAAGCAACCTTTAACCAAACTTTAACATTTGGCAGTTATTAATTTATTCGATTAATTTGTTTTTCACACCATATTCCACAAAATAGGCTGACCCAAATAAATGAGCCAGCCAACTTTTTACTTGCCCTTGAAGAGGCAATAAGCCCCATAAAACATGAGCAAAATCATAAGTTTTAAAAACATGATGTTATATATGTTGGTGAATAATTACCAATCATTATTTGTGTCTTTGGTATTACCTAATCCTAATAATGTTTTGTATATACTATTTATCCTCTGTTCTGCATAATGCTTCCAGATAACACGATTTCCTTTTAATCTACCTTTCTTATCAAAGAAATCAGATAATATATTCTCTGCGGTTTTTGTACGATTGATTGTTTCCGATTGCCCTGTTTGCATTCCGAATGAAGGCGCATTTATTTTAACTCGTCCGTCTTTTATTTCAATTAAAAGGTTATATGTTCCTTCATAAAAGAACTTAATACCAAGGTATGACTTTTGGTAAAGAATATCGTCTGCAAAAGCATGAATGGCTACCGATGAGTTATCCACGGTACTCATTATACTTTGTGGCGAGTTATATACCTTTGATACATTAGAGCAAATCAAAGTATATATATCCTTTGCGGATTTTCCATCGAACTGATAAATAATATAGTCTTTGCCATCAGCAGCACGATAGTGACCATCGGCAGATATTGTAAAACCATTAAATTCTGCTTGTGCATTTGCTTGCACGACAACGGCAATCATAATTGCCATAAGCATTAAAATCTTTTTCATTTATAGTGACTTAACCGTGATGTCGAGGGCTGAAGGGTTGTTTTACATCAGATTTCCGTTGCTTTTATCGTGTAGACGAATTTTAAAAGACCATGAGGGTTGTATTGGATAAGTCTTACCGACACTGCGGTCTCATCAGCGAGGAAGGCAATAGCTTCTCCTGCAACGGTCTTCTGTATCTCAAGACTACCATCGGGGTTCAATATTTCTTTTGCCTTTTTCATGTCACTTGCAACAATCAGACCTGTTTCGCTAAGGATGCCTCTCTCAATAGCGTTCTTCAGTTCTTCGATACTGTTGTTATTGAAATTTTCCTTTGCAACAACCCGGTTGAATTTAATATTAGTTGTTATCATAAGATTGCTTTGACCGTGATAGCGAGGGCTGAATAATTAATCTGTTACTGCAATAAACTCAAATTCATCTTCAATCACATCATTCTTCCAATAAATAGCCTTAACTTCATTTAAGGTCTTATTCCAATCATCAACAGAGAAAATAAACTCTATGATTTCGTTATTTTTCTCCATTTCATCATTGATGTATGAGATAGACCATTCATTGCTATCTACTTCATTGATGCAAAACGCTTTCTCGCTTGCCTTGCTCAACTGTTCAAGGTCACTTGAAATAGTGAATGTCAAACTTTTCTTTTTTCCGATTATCGGAGAATTATCTTTGCGTTTAATTTTGATTTTCTTCATAATTGATGGCTTAACCGTGATGGCGAGGGCTAAATGATTTTTTATTAAGAGATTGTGCCATCGTGAGCAACAACAATATTTCTGCTTTTGATAATATCGTCTGTTAGTTGACAACCATCATAGAATCCGTTACCAACTCTTACTCTTTCGTCTCTTTCAATGAAGAAACGTTTATTTAGCTTTCCGTATTGCTTCTCTAACTTCTCGATAGATTTTTTCATTTTGCTTGAAATCTTCAAGCCATCTACCTCGAAAATTACTTCACTATTAAACTCTTTCATAACTTATTCGCTTATCCGTGCTGCGTAGGGCTGTTTGATATTTATATTATTTTCAAAAGATAACGCTATATTCGTCATTATATTGTGTGTAGGGCAGAAAAATTAATCTTTATTTCTGCCCATGGCGCAATCGAACAATGTGCCGATTAGCCAAATTGCTATTAAGAATGCCATAACTTTTTCCGTTTTATGAGTAAATACCAATCTTATGAAACTCCAACGTTGTGTGGTTATAAGGGTAACTACAATCCTCGAACATAACCCAATAACCCTGCTTGTCTAAAAATATCTGACCAATCGAGCTTATAAAGTCTTTTTGCTCGCCTGCCAATCTATTGTATATTACCTTAGTCAAGTTTTTATAAGGTTGATGTTGTTCGTCTATGATACGGAAAGAATATATATTCTTATCTCTTCCAGTAATCGTCAGTGTGGTTATTAAACCTTCAATCGTTCCGACTCTCTTGTACGTATCACCCTTGCACACCAAAGACTCGCCATTATCAAACAATCGTCTTGCAAGAAATGTTGTTGTATTGTTACAAATAATCTCCGACATAATTATTCCTCCTCTGTATTATTGTTGTTGTTATTCAGTTCCTTGTAATACTGCTGAATCTCCTCATCAGTCATACCCTTTTCTCGCATTACACGATAGTTTGCAGAACCACGTCTGAAATAAACCTGACTGCCATAGACTGAGCGTAGATTGTAATACGCACTTCTTACTAGTTCTTTGGTTAATACCTTGCCAGTGGACGAATAAACACCCATCTGCTGCAACATCATAGCTGCATCGGCAAAGTTAGGTGTAGTCAATTCAGTGAAGTCATTGGTACACTTCTTAACCACATTCCATATAGCTTTGTTGCAAGGTTTCTCAGCAGCCTCTTTCTTGCGCTTTTCCGATGCCGCCTTCTGTGCGTTTGATAAATCGCATTTTCTAGGTCTGCCCAACTTCTTTACGACCTTACCTGACTTTGAGATAAATTCTCCGTCTTTTGCCAACTTCTGTTTGCGTACTTCCAATGCGCTCTGTGTTCGTTCCTGTATGAGTTCACGCTCCATCTGTGCCGAAAATGAGAATGCGAATAGTAGCATTTCGTCAATCGCTTTCAGATGGCTACAATCAAGGTCAATGCCCATCTGAACGATAACCAAGCGCACGCCACGTGGTTTCAGTTCGTCATTTACAAACTTGTTGATGTCGCTCATAGAACGACCGATACGGCTGACCTCTGACACGATAAGTATATCACCTTTATCAAGCATCGGTAGCACTACCTTACCAAGGTTTCTATCCTTATAAGATACCTTACCCGATACTCCTTCCTCCTTCACTTCGTGAGTAGCTTTGAGATTGTGACAATTCAACCATTCGTTGATTGTTCTTTCTTGCTGCTCCAATGTCTGCTTTTCAGTAGAGACACGACTGTATATTATTACTTTCTGCTTTGGCTCATCATCATCGGTCATGTTTGCCTTTGCGTTGCAGCTTTTGTCAGAACGGCAAAGGTAGTGACCTTCTGTCATCATGCAATAAGGGCAATCCTTACAGCCGATGTTCACGATGTCGTATTTTACAGATGCGCCACCTTCATTCTTGATTTCTATTGTCTTCATTTCTCCTATCTCCTATCCTATCTTTGTTAGCAAATCATACTCTTTTTGGTTATAGCAAGATGCAAGATAATCGTGATTGGTTATTAAATCATACGCAAATTCTATCTGTATATCGGTTAATGTTGCAGATACAACATAATCGTCAAACCAAATATTACTCTGAATTACGTCATAGACAACTCCAATACACTCCAAATATTTAATGAGTATATTTCTTGCAGTTGTAACAAAATACACTTTCTTCATTTCTCCTATCTCCTATCTCTTATTACTTAAAACGTTACTTTCTGTTATTTATTATCCACGATAATAGAATGATACATGAAAATCTCTACTTTTACGCTCTCGGTCATTCTCAATAACTCCAAACATATAAGTATCAATTACGTAATCTACATCATTGTCCTTATCGTGTTCAATTCTCTTTACCCATTCCTCAACAACATCAGGACACCAAGCATCGCGAAGGAATCTAACTAGCAATTTATTATCGGTTTCCTGTCGTACCAATATTGGCTCGTTGCCGACAAATCCAATCATTTCTGTATTGTCTTTGTTCCAAGTGTATTGTTCGTCATTGAACAAATCTCTTACCAACTCATCAAGACAAAGGTCTTTGTCATTGATAGGGCAATGAGCAGCATTCTTAATCTCCATAGTCTTTAATATATTAATAAACATTACAATAAGCGTCATATATTGGCAATGATGTGAACTTGCGTAAATAAGATGCAATCTGTTTCACTCTCAGCATATTTACAAAGCTGCTCATAAATGAGTTCCAATTGATACAGATGTATTTATCTGTAATCTCTACCCATACATCTTCGTTGTCAATACACTTATATTTGAGATATAATGTATCAATCACTTCTTTGATAGTCTTTTTCTTCATAGTCGTATTACTTTTAATTGTTATATTTGTGAGTTTTATTTTCTGACCGATACATATTACTTCTTACCGAAGTTGAAGATTTTAACGAACTGATAGAATTGTTTCTTGTCGCAAAGATGGAAGAGGTCTTCCATAATGTATTCCTTACATTCCTTCGTGCATTCTCTATATGCATTCTGTATTGTGGTGGCTGGTAAGTTTCCGCAATCAAACCAGTAAATAAACATTTCTCCTAGGCTCTCGTAAGCATTTGTACCATCATAGAACTTCTTCTGCTGCTCGTAAGTCTTATTCTTTCTCATGATAGCTTTTCTTAACCCTCTACTTTGATAATTCCACGTCTTACCAATTCCTTCACGAAGTCTTCTAGACTTAACTCAGACTTATCACCACCACACATAGAATAGTTCCAATTGATTTTGAGCGGCATATCTATATGGTATCTAGTGATGCTTTTGCGCTTATTGATACTTCTATCATACTCAAAAGCCAATGCAACCTCAATTGTTCCGTGACCATTTGTATAGATGAGGAATGCGCCATATGAGCGACTTCCTTCAAGACGGCATTTATAGTTTTCCAAAAAACTTAATTTGTCCATCGTTTCTGTTGCCCAATTGCAGGCTCTGTCGTATTCACATTGCTGCTCATCTTTAATCAACTCATCATCAATAGCATTCTTCTTTGATTCTGCTATCATTAACTTTTCCAATTCGTTCATAACTTTACCCTTTCTGTTATTAAATTACACCGATAATATTAATCGGCTCTTCAATACTCGCTACCAATGCAGCATTATTATTCTCTGTAGTAAGGTTATCAACATCTAAGTAAATAACCTCTGGTAATGAAGTCTGTTTCATATTGTCTTATAACATTTAGTCAATTTATCAAACTCTTCTTGTTCTTTCTTATTATGGCACATAGACGCAAAACTAGTATTGCCTGTATGCGTTCTAAAGTCCATAAGATAATCACTCCAACTATCCAATCGGCAAACTTTAGAAGGAAACACACCATGCCAATCAGGTATCAAGATAAAATGTTCGCTGTGCTGATATTTATCTTTCAGTTTATGTAAGAATAATGATGTCTCCATATTATGAATTATAAAAATTAATAGGCTTATAATCTCTATCTCTGCAATCGTTTCCTTCCTCATGATAAGGGCATTTATTATCTTTCTTATAGTAACTGCCAAGGCGGTCATTCATGCCCATACTAGATACTACAAGTCGATTGCATTTGCCATTTCTGAATGCAAATCTGCAAGATAAACAAATATTCTTTTCCATTTCTGTTTCTTTATTAATTGATTTACTTTTGTTATTTTACTCATTCTTTTGCTCCGTGGAGGTGGCAAAGGTAGCGTATGTACTACTTTGCCAACACCACATAAGCAATCGCCTACAGCCGCATTTAACGGCTTATTTGCTGCAATATCCAACCGTATATTGTTATGTGGAATATCCAAGCATACCGGAACATATATAGAGATAGACACAACCTTTGCGGTTGATGCCGTTTCTTTGCGTTCTGAGACGTTTTCATTTGTAGGTGGTGTAATTGTCCGCTCGGTGCATTTCTCGCTCGCTTGATGCTCATTTGGTACATCATTCAAATATGTATGAATCACATCCATTATGGTATTCTCATCTGTATATTCAATAACCATACAATGAGAAATCATTTCCTCAAACTCGCTTTTTTCTGCTCCACCATGCCAAAGGGAACTACCATCGGCTCTAATCTCTGTATATAAGTAATGAGGGTATTTAATCGTATTGTACCCAGCAACTTTATATGCCAACTTGTTTTTGAAGTCGATAAATACCTTTCCTAACCAATCAATCGGCTCGCTCGGTGTATCATCAGGTACGGCTGCAATCTCTTCTTTGCTTACCAATGATTTCTTCTGCTGCTCCTTAAATAGCTTTTCCGATTTAACGCCATCCTTAAAGAAGAAAGCGCACCCACGATAGGTGTTACTCTTTGTTCGCTTATCATCGGGCATGAACTCTTTGCAGAATCCAGACAATGTAAACAGTACACCACAAAATGATACCTTATTGTCTTCTGCTGCAATAACCTTTGTGCCATCAATAAAGGTTAATTCATCGCCTACATTTACACCGATAGCCGCAAAGCTAAACTTATTGCTAGGCTTATCCAATGATACTACCTTTGCAGATTTATTCGTTTGTTCAGTTTTCTTCTCTGTAGCGCACTCTTTTTCCTCAGTTGTAACATTATCCACCTTTGCAGTAATAACGTCTTCTATAGGCTCATTTGTGCGCTCATTTGCACGCTCTTTCAATACGTCAATATCAAATGGTACGTATCTAGTATCTACTGAATAGCCTCTACCCTCATATACGGCTGGCATAAGCAAATAGATATTACCAACACTATTTGTGGCAACTGCTGTATGAGAAGAAGACATACCGAGATATAATGTATCAACACTATCGAAAGCAACAATAGACTTAATCATAAATGATACGACTTCAAATGTATGCTGCAATTTGTTTTCGATAGCCAAATCACGCTTGCAATCATCATAAGATAAGGTAATCTTACTTTCTCCAGATAAGCCGTGCAAACTAATAGTATTTGCACCATCTTTCTTTGCAACCTTACAGAATTTCTTTATCTCATTCCAATCGTTTTTACCAAAGTGCAAAGCGAGTTCATTTGATACCTTTGGGAAAACACTTTTCCAATTTGGGTATCTGCCAATGTAGCCGATATTGGAAACAATACCATCGAACTCTAATTTGTTGCATTCCTTACCATTCACGCTTTCCTTTGTGGCTGTAACATTATAGATTTCTCCTTTCTTCATTTTCTTGCACATCAAAGCAAATTTCTTTGGGTTGATATAGAAGTTTGATAAATCTCCCGAATGTTCCAATACCTTTGCAGGAAAAGAAAGCAATTTCTTTCCATCGCTTGCAACCAAACAATTGTTAGCTGCATCCAATATGATATAGTTCATAACAGGGCGCAACTCATCATCGGCAACAAATTTGCAAAGCTCGCTCATTCCTTTGCTTACTTCAAAGGTAGCCTTTCCCAATAATTCGCCCGATTCTTCAAATACAAATTGTTTGGCATTTCTGCCAACACTCGCTAGCTTTTCAAAGACTGAAACAAAATAGAAGATATTCTTCAAAGGAAAACTGCAAGTATATGTACCAACACTAACAGTCGTTTTTTCGTCTTCATTTTGCTCATTACTGAAACAAAATTCTTTATTTACCTTATTAGCTATCTCGCTTGCAGTATATGAGCCGTAATCGGCTACCTTTGCCATTTTCTCCCATACTGCAAAGGCTATCTCATACAACTTGTTTAAGATAGCCAAATTCATTTCTTTGTCACTCATATTAGTTACTATTAAATATACATATCCAATTCCTTTTCCAATTCTTCTTTGTTGCATTCAGGAAACCAACTGCAAATGGTATCAATTGCCCACATATAGGAATTTACTCCATCATCAAACAATATCCAAAACATTTCAGCGTATTTGCTAAAATTACGATTAATATTGTGCTCTTTGTACCATTTAATGGTACGTTCATATTCGGCTACCAATTCATTTTTGGTAAGCATTCTAATTTCTTCTGAAGTCATATATCCAATTATTAAAAGTTACACATTTAACGGCTCTAAGATTGATATACAATCATTCCCGATTTAATGATGTTGCTTGTACCGTACCAATGTATCAATAACTCGCTTATCATCTACAATATTCTTTCCAGAGTGGAGGGTATTATCTGTAATACTCTCGCCAACTTCAAAAAGACTACCTACTGCAATATGGTTATTAATGCAGACTATTTGATTCTGTGGCATATTTGCCAAAGTTACAATATACTTTTTCATTCTCTTTTCTCCTATCTTTAATCGTTGTTAGTTATTTCTATATTCCATCGCCAGCCGTAAACTTTCAAAGTCCACACCTTATAATTTTTATATCCTTTTTCTTTTGCCAATTTGTCGGCAAATTCAGATACCTCTTTTTCTGCTGCCAAATATTCCTTTGCCTTTGGACAATAAAACGTACTAATATCTGATATTTCATACATAAGTAAATCTCCTATCTTTAAATTTGTGCCGTGCCAAATCATTACTCACGGCTATAGTAACTTTTAAGCAATATTTTGTGGTGCAAACGGAATCGAACCGTAAACAGATACCGACTATCTTTGCACCTATCCAATATGTTTTATGATATTGTCTTTTTGCCGTAATAACGCAAATTAAGCATTTCCTTTTGGCTAGTAAGTTTGCAGCCACACAATTTATTATTTGTGCTGTAGTCTGCACCAAGCGCACGCAAACGGCTGCTAGTTGTAACCGTATTAAAACCACCATCGGAAAAATACACCTTGCCACGTACTTTTGCATATATATATGTATCATACAAGCGTACAAATACATTTGCACCCTTAATAATTACTTCTGTATTGCTTTCTCTGTAGTTAACCTTATTTTTAATAGCGTTAACCATTCTTTGCTCTATCTTTCTCATTTTATTTGCGTTTTAAAAGGTTATTTACTCTTTTACGTATTTGTTCCAATTGCGCCCTACAATAATGCCTAATACGTAAGATATAAGGGCGAAAACGAAAGGTATTGTTATATCCATATATCCAATTAGTTTAAAAGAAAATCGAAGTACTTTGCAGCACGCAATTCATATTCATTTGCCCACATTTGACCGTAAGGCATACCAAGTAAATCTATAAATTTACGTGCTTTTGCCTTAAATACAATGTAATCGGCAAACAGGGCTTTAGTCTCCTTTGCTATTTTGTGAAAATTTGGCTTTTCGTCTTCTTGTTGTGCCGTGGCTGCTAAAACTGATACACGATTTGCAATATCACTCAATTTGCTAGTATAGAAGTCTATCAAAATGTTTATTCTTATCTTTTTCATATCTTATATTATTTGTACCTTTGCACCCACATAAGCGAGTGCAAAAGTAATTGTTATTACTTGTTTACTATCTCATCAATTTTGTTTGCCGTATCAATCAAAGAATAAGATTGCCCAACAAAACCGCCTCCGTACCAATTGGCACGATAAACGGAAAAGCCCAAATCATTTGCACGCTTTTTGGCAATTGCATACAATTGGTTTTGGCTTAAATTGTCGTTTCTCATTTCTTCGTCAGTAGCAAAAGCGAGAAAATGAACTACATATCGGGGATTTCCGTTTATATCATTATTCACACGGCAAAAGCCGATACCATTAACCACTTTATAGCTGTTTCTGTAGCTTTCAATTTCTTTATTTGTCATATATAGCCCTCCAATTAGTTTAAATTACTTCTTTTCTCCTAATTCTCTTTTTGCCAATTCATTTGTAGTTTCCCATTCCACATAGTCCCAACTTGTACCGAAATGGTCTACACAAAGAATATATTTATCCAATAAGTCCGAATAAGTGAAAAGCAAGCCAAATGTCTTTTCCAGATACTCTACATCGTCATAGGTGCAATCTGTAATAAACCACTGATAAATGTCTTTTTGTGTGCCGTCTTCTTCATCGAACAGTTCAAAGCGCATATTATCATAAATAGATGGGTCTATCTCTGTAATATTGTTGCAGAGGATAAGCGCATTATTACACCAATTTACAGCTACAGAATAATTTGTTTTATAAGTCTTCATACCTAAAATATTTAAAAGTTACTAATTAATTTGCTTATATCTGAAAAAACTAATAACTTTGCAACCGCTTAGAAGTAATCATAAGTTATTAGTTTTTCTTTTAACTTGATTCGCCCACTACTTTTTTAAGGTAGTGGGTTTTTTGTTTTAGATAGTTACCTCTTCAATTGTGAATGTAAAATCTAAAATCACACCGTTATATTCTGTATGCTCATATAATGTTGTATCATTAATGCGCACATAACTAACGTTTTCTTTTTTCATTTTGGTTTCTGCATCATCTAGCAATTTAACCAAATCTTTCTTTAATACCTCAGTCCAGAAAGGCTCTTTTACTACTTTATTCTCAATATAAGAATAATAAGTCTTGAATAATTTAAATGCTTTCATTTTCTTTTGCTTTTTAGTTACTAATTTGTGGCTATCAATTAACCCGCCTAATTGCCAACGGCTGAGGTTTTCGCCTACATATAACAGTTACTTATTATTGTATTTGGTTTTCATTTATCATTCAATTTATTTCGGTACTCTAACTTTTCTCTACTCACTTCTGAATGTTTCAACGCTGGGAATAATAAGTAATAATGTAGCTACCTTCCGTATAATAGCCAAACCATTTTAAATTGTTACTACTGCAATAAGCATGCAGCCGCTTTTCCGTTTTTTAACCTTGACGGAAAACAACAAACCTAATAATCGATACACTATATAGCATCATCAACATATCACTCGATACGCTTTGTTAGCCTTTTCCGTATACCTTATATTTTGGTATTGTTGTTATCTAATATGTTGTATTACACGTAATACGTTATATGATAAGATAGCAGCGCACAAATATATAAGATAGATTTTATTACGCTAAATGTAAATAAGCCAAAGAACACACAATATAGATATAACAGGATTTCTCTGCTTAGAAGTAATCTCATTGTTTCTTGATTGCGATGCAAAGGTACGGCTTTTTTCTGAATCTGCAAAACTTTTAAGCAAAAAATTACGCCTTTTCTCGCTTTTTTCTTGTAAATAATTGCTTTTTCTTAAATCTTTACACAAATTGTAATCTCTACTTTACAATATGATAGGTTAAATAGGGGGTATTGTGTATTTATATATGATTAAGCCTATCTTTGCACCTTTGCAGCATCAAAAACCACCTTGCAGCCGTTTTCTTATAATGTAGTGGGCGCGCGTACCTTATATATAGGGAAAACGCCTAAAAGCGTATTATTTGATGTTCGCAGGCTTTTTCTCGCTTACTAGATAGAAAGTACTTACTTTGTCGTTTGAGTATCTTTGCAGCCGTTTTATTTTCCGTTTTCGTTTTCACTCGCTTTTTGTTTCACGAAATTTGTGTGTGAAACATTATGCAAGTTTCTGTATTTTTATGCAAGTTTAAGATGTATGTTTATGCAAAATATTATGGTAAATAGAAAACTTTTTGGGAATTTCGAGTTTTCTTGCACATTTGCAGAAACGTTCTATCTTTTTACTTTTTGTTTCTTTGCTTTTTCTCTTATTTTGGATAATTTACAGAAAACGAAAACAGAAACGGAAAAGTTGCTTTTTGGTGTGTTTTTGCCGTAATATGTCCGTTTTTGTCGCAAATAAAGTATTGATTTTTAGAGATTTACGCCTATATAGGGCAAACCACACCCCACCCCCCGCTTTTGGCACTCGCAGGGTGGGTCAGCTCTCTTCCGAAAATTTTTTATTTTTTTATTTTTATTTTTTTGTAAAATACTATGATTTCGCCAATTCAGCTTTTCTACCGAATTTTGAGCATTTTTGAGAATATCATATCTACTTTTTCTTTTGCATAAAGTTTCATAGTATCTACTTTTAGCTATTTCTGTGCGTCAGGTAGCGTTTTATGCAGATTCGCGTTATAGTTTACCACCAGAGTATTTTAAACGTCTTAGAACTCAATTATCGAGCTTTTTACATCAATTTTCATTTTTTTGCGGAAAAGTAAGGTCGTTTTCGGGTTTAATGTATGTTTTTGCTATTTATAGATTGCAGTTTTCACTAGACTATCATTAGGGGTTGTTTGCGAAGCATTCTTCTTAGGGGATGAGTATATAGTTTACTATATACAGGGGTTGACATCCCCTACTACGGCTGCGCGCGAGAGTACAATGGTTTATTTACGTGTTATTATTATATGGGGATTGTGTGAAATGTTAAATTTTCAATATGAAAAATCAGATTTATGCGGATAACATATATTTAATTGGGGATATGGGGAAAATGGTACAAATTTGCAATTTGTTAAACTATGTAAAGTTCGTTTTTGGCTTGTTTTTTTGGCGTATATTTGCAGCATAAATGTTTGATTTACGAATTACCGACTTTGAAATATGGCAGAAAAGAAATTCTACATACAGCGTTACTTGAAGTCCGAGCAGGGAGCTTGGAAGGCAGACGGAGTACGTAAGAGTCTGGAGGATGATTTCGGCGGCGGTTCTGTCCGCTACAAGTCATTGGACGGATTGAACTCAAAGGGTAAGCAGAAGGGTGTATATACCGAAAGCTATCCTGAGAGTGATGCGTTGAGAGTGTTTGTTGACCCGAATGCTAGGCATGAGAGCACCAACGCCACGTTGTCAGTCTGCGTGTTCGGGTATGATGTTGATGAAACTACAGAGCTTTCCGTTACTGAGCAGATAAAAGCTGCCGAGAAAGCATGGGATAGTCTGTATTCCTACTTGGAGGGTGCGCTTATCCTGTGGTATGACGATTACAGACAGAAGAAAGCGTTGTTTTTGGTACAGGATGCTACAGAGCCATCAACGGATAACATCAAGAACATTCCGTATCTGCTCTGTTCGGTCAAGTTGGTAAACGTCTTCGGTCAGTCGTTTGATGGTGACAGTACCACGATTGAAGATTGGTTGAAGAATGGCGGAAAATAGAAACGACAGCATCCGCAAGCCGGTAGGACGTATCTCTTAGATACAAGTCTAGGCAAACAGAAGGTTCGAGTTCCTTCTACGGTCGGTGGATGCTTTTAAACAGTTGAGAATGTATGCGAATAAAGGAAGAATCACTTGACAGGGCGTTGGAAGCGGCATCGTTGCAGACGAAGGGATTGCCGAAACGCTACACGGATGGTAAAGACCCATTCTGGATAATGGCTGTTGTGCTTGTTCAGAAGCGCAATTTGGAGGAATGCTACTGCATTTATCAGCAGAATGCGGACAAATATATGAAGCTTTTGCAAGACTTCGGTACGCCGAGTCCTATCATGTCTATCAAGAGCATTCATCCTTATATGTATCTTGACGAGGCTCAGTTTTTGCCGAGCGGATGCATCGAAGCAAAGAAGAACTTTCTGAAAAACGAGCTTGGTGAAGACCCTAGGGCTTATGAGGTCGATGAAATGACGGAATCGGACGTTAATCACGCGTTATTGGAGATTGCCATTGACAAACAGATGAGAGCTGATGAGGAAAACAAGAAAATCAACGTACTCAATGAGGGAAGCGATTTGGACGGAACGAGATTTGAGGACGTTGAACGTCAGAAGTTCGAGTTTGAGTTGGCTGAAATGAGAAAAGATGGATGCTCTAAGAATGAAATTAAAGAGTTCATTGACGAGTATAATGCCAGTCATAAGCAGAAAGCTGACGATGAGCCATACATTTCAGAGGAAGACCGCATTCATCAGAAAATGGAATCAAAGGACGTTGAGAAAACTCCCGAATGCAGTATTGAAGGTGAGTTTGATGCACCTGAGATAGACTACGATAAGCTTCATGAGGAATCAGAGGCGTTCAAGAAAGAACAGTTGAAGGTTGCCAAGCGCAAGTGGAAGCGCGCCTATGATGCCGATTCAGAGAAGCGTGAAGGAAGAGAGTTTGAGAATGAATTTGGCGAAGACGAGGAATGTGAGACGTTGCAGTTACCGAATAAAGAGGCCGTTCCTGTAAAGCGTAAACCAGGCAGACCAAAGAAATCGTCATTGGATTACACTGCTAGCAAGCGCGATACGACAAAGAAACGTGGTCGCAAAAAATCATCAACTAAAAAGTAACAGATTATGACTAAATCAGAGCTTTTGAATAACGTGTTCTTTGAGAATGCAAAAGGTGATTTGCCTATCATATATATAACATCAGATGATGATGTGGTAAAGGTCGGCAGTATCGTCAATGCACCTATGGTTGGCAGAATTTATTTTAGTGAGGTTAAGAAAACCATTACGAAGGATGAATTGCTTGCCAACAAAGAGTTCATTTGCGCAAGTGATGATTCTGAAATTCTTATTGATTTCGGTGGCTACAGACGTGAGACACTTGGTTGCTATGTCACAGTTGACGATAGTTGCATTAATATCATTGAGCTATGAGGAATAACCATCACAATCCTAATAAAGTACCGCCGTTCAAACCAGCCCCAGAACATTGGACTAAAAAAGTTCATTCATGGAAGGCGAAGGTCGCATACGAGACAGAGGATGATGCTTGGGAGTTTCTGAATCAGAATCCGAAATTAAAGTCTCTTGGTTATACTTGCTACCTGTGCAAGGTGTGCTCTAGGTATCATATAGGTAGATTACATCATAAATAGTTGAGATATGGATTATTGGAGTGCAAATTTCTATAAAGCAAATAATGAAAGAACGGCTGCTATTCTTGATAAAGTGAAAAAGGGTGTATGGCTGTTTTTGAAAGACGAAGATGTTGTGAGGAAAGATAATTGTTTCCTACATAAATTTGGTGTTCTGTCGGAAAGCCGTTATAAGAATCCTACACCTTTTCTTGCAGAAGTTGGAGAAGAAGAAACCATTTTGAAACCTGCTTTCGATGTTCAAGGAATGTATGATATATGTAATGTTGATGTTGGTGGAAAATGTGGTTTGTTTAAAACAAACAAAGACCATGACTGCATAATCGTGAACACGCGATTTTTTCTATTAGGTCTTGAATTAAAAGATGTTTAACATAAATAGTTGAAAATATGAAGAAGTTTTTATTAGTTGCATTAATTGCAGTGGTGTCGCTATTGGCATCATGTAGCAGAAATCAGAGATTCCAAGAAGGCAATCGTGAGTTGTATGACACTATTACGGTGTACTCTGTTGACAAAATCGTAGAAACGTCTGGCAGTAAAGACAGAATCAGGACAGATACTTATTATCTTGTTGCTACAGACAAGGGAGCGTATCGTATAGATTTGTACGGAATATGGGGTAATCCTCAACTTGTTGGAGTTATAAAACAGAATAGAACATATATTGTTGAAACAAAATGGTTCGATGCTCCAATTCTTAAGGAATACAAACGTATAACTAAACTGATTCGTGAATTATGAAGAAGAAAGGATATTACGAATACGACCCTGTTATCTATCCGAGATTGTTATGTGTCGCTATTGGCATGAGCCAAGAAGATGCTAATAAGTGTTTCGAAGGTAGAAATGGCGAGGTTTTGAAGGTTGATTTCTCTAATTATGACGCAATAACCTACGATATAGTTAGAGAAAAGGAGAATAAGAGGCTTTGTTCATTTATTAATTTTGCAAGCAAGGATTCTATGAAGATGGGGGTTTGTTGCCATGAAGCTTCTCATGCCTGCGATGACATCGAGGATGATATTGGTATGGAACATGGCGGCGAGCCTTCTGCCTACTTGATTGGCTGGATTGCGTCTTGCATCAACAAGGCTCGTTTGGGCATTGGAGATTTCGTAGAAATTAAAGATAAGGAGGAATAGCTTATGAGAAATTATTGCTATAAGGTTTCAAAGAATGGATGGAGAAGTCACGATAAGATAGATACCATTACTGGTATTCACGTGTACGAACTTAACAAAACAAAGCATGACACAGAGCTTTGTGAAAAAGGCGTGATGTGCGAGGTGTACGAGGAAGGAACGTTCTACGATGAGCATGATGAGTTTTATTTCCAAGCAAAGAATACTGTCAAGGCTTCAAAAATCGGATTCTCGCATTATATCAACCGAGACTTACAGAAGCTCGGTGATAAGAATGTTAGGTTGTTCTTGATGGATAATAGTATTTCCTTTGATGATGCTATGGCGTTATCGGAATCGGATGCTTACAAAAAGTGTAAGGAGTATTACAAACGTTTAACAGAGAAATAGCTTATGGATAAAAACGAGAAATTAAAACTTGGTGACATTTTTCTTGCGCCAAAAGAGTTTTTTCTAAATAATTCCGATGGAAAGCTAAAGCAGAAAATAGAAAGTTATGCGGAAGTAAGAAAAGATGGCAGGGTTATGTGCGCGGTTGTTGAGGATGTAAATTCAGTTTTCCCCAATGAATCATTATATACAATCGCTGTGAAACAAAAACAATTTGCACCTCCAATTAGGGTTTGTGTCAGTAAGGATTATAACCTTGATTGTTTTGAATTGCTTTCTGAAAAAGAGATGAAAGTTGCTGGTTTACTTTGGTTTTGTTATGGTGTTTAATATAGAAGGAAATAGCTTATGATTAAGATTGAAGATATTAAGATTGGCTCTATCTTGCAGATTAGGAAGGTAGATTTGGAAGATATTACTAGTTCTGTGTTTATCGAGATTATAGACCCTAACAATATATATGACTCATTTGCCATTGAAGTCATTGATATGGCTGATGGAGTGTGTGTAATATCATGTACTAAAAGAAATAAATCCATTGGTGTGGATGCGGATAAATTAGCGAAGGTTTCCGTCTTCGCAAACGAATCTGCAAACAAAAAGACGGAGCAAGTATCTCATCCATCCCATTATGCGTGGTTGAATGATTTGTGCGGTGTTGAGCCTTTGGATATTTGCAGACATCTTGACTTCAATACAGGGAACGCTATCAAGTATCTCTTGCGCAAGGATAAGGTGGATGGCAACAAAACAAAGACCGAGAAGCGCATTGAGGACTTGCGTAAGGCGGTGTTTTATATCCAAGACGAAATAAAATTATTGGAGCATGGCACAGACTAAATACACTTGTAAGGATTGCGTATTGTTGAATGATGAAGATTCTGAGTTCCCATATTGCTTGGGCAAAGACTTATATACATACACAAATCCTGACGATGATGCTTGCGGAGACATTATTCCGCTGGTATATACGTGCAAGGATTGTTTCTTCTTCAAGGATGGGGTTTGCAATGACCCTAATGAGATTAGGTTTACTTCTGAGGAGAATCCATCTTGCACAGGTTTCGAGTACAAAACGATTGTAGAACAAAAATAAATATATAGTTATGGCTAGAATTGCAAAAAAGAAGACTGTTGACAACAATGCAGGTTTGCTTAAAGTTGTTGACGGAATCAACAAGAAAGATGTTGAAAGCGTTACCGACTTCGGTCATTTCTTCATCGTAATTTTGAAGGATTGTGCTATTTTCCACACACATATTGGATTTGAAGCACGTTTTAAGCGTTGGGGCGGTGTTGATATGGAAGGACACGCGCTTACCACTACAACATTCGCGTGGCTTGAAAATCTTGTTGCGATGAAGAAAGAAGTAAAGGGGAAAGAGAATGATATTTTCCCTGAGACAGATGTTACTTATCAGGATATGCTTGATAGTATGGTTATCATCACAGAAGCCAACATTACTCATCCGATTACAGCGTTCACTGATGCAGATGATGCAGCAAAATTTGCAAAAGAAAAACTTGATTACATCGGTCGTATGCAGAAAGAGTTGGAAACTGTAATGAACACTCAAGTTTCCGAAGAGACAGAGGAAGACTTGAAGAAGAACTTTGAGCACGGTCAGAAAGCAATATTGGCAGAGCAAGCAGCCGAGGCTCTTAATCAAGGAAAGGAATAGCTTATGTATAATGAATGGTATATAGAACTGAAATACGGACTATTCCGAGATTACAGGATTGTAAGGATGTGTGATGCTAACGGAGTGAAACGAGACGGTATCTTTATACCATTCATTCAGAACGGAATCAAATGGGATGGTGTAAAGGTTAAGAATCCTGTTCAGTATCTAAAGCCGATTTGGGCTGCCGCCGATGGTTCTAGATTACACAAGTTAGTTCCCATGGTTTCTGTGGATTTTAGACAGAAAATGGAAGATGCAGGTGTTTTATCACCAGATGATAAATATCCTTGTGATACGGTAGGTTACGTTTATAAAGATAAAAATAAGATATAACGGCTATGATATACTTAGGTAATGATACAATGGATAAGGTAGAGCGGATGGTTTGCGAACAAGTGAACACGGCTATGAGTACTGAGGAAAAGGAAGGAGTGAATGCAGATGATTTATATGTCGGCAACACTAATATTCCTTTTGCGAGAGCGGTAGCAAGAAACTTTGTTCTTGACGTTCTTCACAATCGGTATGGTTTTTCCTATGCCGTTATCGCACAGCGCGCGGACATCAATGAGAAATCTGCTATGCGATGTGTCCGCAAGTGCCACGAGCTTGTCGGGTACGATAAAACCTATGCGTATGTGAACACTTTAATTAACGATAGATTGAGAGAATGGTATGGGGAATAGCAATGAATTATTGACGTTGAAGCGCAATGCCCTAAGATTGGGATTGTGCGGAGAATATAAAGGGAAATGGGATTCTGCCGCGAGTAAGCGAGAATTGGTAAATATGGCTCTTGATTCAAACGGAATTGAGTTTATGGCTGATTCTATTGCTTTCGGATGGGGATTGTCAAAAGAGTACCTTTTGAAAGAGTTTGGTGAGTTTGCCAATGGATTCTACCAATGTAACGAGCACGGATATACTAGCGAAATGTATATAGGTGCTCATGGAGTTATCAAGGCGCGCTCTACGATTATTCTTGTCGCATACTGCAAGGATTTGGAAATTGAAGTTCCTGAGAATATGGTTACTCGCATATATGTGTGCGGAAAGAGTGAAGTTCGCATCGAATGCAAAGGAAAATGTGACCTTGTAGAGTACGGAGAGGATAATGATGTTAAAATCATTGGCTACGATGACGTAAATATGACGTTAGGGCACGTTTACACATCAGAGTGGAATAGTTGTAAGGACGAGCAGAAATAACGTCTTACGGCTCATTTAAATAGCAAAGTTTGGTAAAAATATTTATATTATTTTCTTGTTTACAGAGTGTACGGCGGTACACACAGACATAAAGTGTAATTTTACTTTTTATATTAGTTAAGGTTTAGTTAGATTTATGTTGATTAAAAAGGGCAAGTTCAGTTGTGAAACCGAGCTTGCCCTAATTTTATATATAGAACACTGAAAACTAATTCATAAACACCTTGATACCATTTCTTCCTTGCTTGTGACCGCCCTTTACACAGCTGGTCAGAGTGTCGCGAATATCAGTAAGTATTGTTGTCTGCAATCTCAACTCAATGAGTACAGGACTGCTTGATGTATCTTGTGTTATCGCGCTGATACTATTGCCGAGCTTCTCTAACAGAGTGTCGCGGATGATACGAATGTCTGCTTGTTGAGTAGCTACATAAAACCTGAGAGAATTGAGTATCGATTCCAACGCCTGTGCGGTTGATTCTGTATCAGACTGAATACCTTGCTGCAAAGCAGAGATATTTGAACTGCCTTTTGGTTTATATCCTAATCCATCAACGAATGATTTCAACATATCAGAAACACCTTTCAGTTTATCCTTACCGGTTGTCATAATATTATCCAATTCAGCTTTAACCAAATTCAATCCATTATTTCCACCATCGCTTCCTTGTTCGACCGCATTGTCAATCTTTTTAAACAACGGCTCTAGCATCTTACCAACAATACGTTGTGTAGCTTGCTTAACTATGAGGTTCTGTATATACTCATCGAATTTATCATTAAGTGCTTCGAGAGCATCGCTTCCTTCGTTGTAAGCATCAACCCAAGTCTTTGCAAACTCCTCTGCTGCCGACTTATAGTTAGCCTTTGTCCCGAATCCGCCAAGTTGTTCTGTAAGACTTTGTTCTGCCTTCTCGATAGCCTTGTTGTTGGCTTCGATTTGTTTGCGGTACTCTTCAATCTTATCATTATCGGTCTTCTTCTTGTCCTGCTCTGCTTTTATCATTGATTCAAGGTTGGCATTCTGAGTTTTGAGATTCTTAACCATCTCATCATTGTATTGTGCCAAACGTTCAATATCAAAAGCATTATCCATAGCATCTTTGAGTTCGCTGTATCTCTCTCGCAGTTTTTCAATCGCCTTTTGGTGATTTTCAATCTGCTTTTGCAGTTTTTTATCTTTTGTTCCCCATCCGAAGATGCCGCCAAGAGTTTTTCCGATGCCTCCGATAACACCTATCGTACCTTTGACAACAGAGAATGGTCTAGTAATATCAATACCTTCAAGAGAAGAACCAATCTTACTGATTCCATCTACAACCTCTGATAAATCGTCAGACATTTCGATGTTAGCACCCCAGTCATTCAATGCGCTAAAAAGTTCTGTAACGGAACTAGCTGCATCAGAGAAGTTTTGCCCGATATTCTGAACTTGCTGTTGTAAAGTCTTCTGCAACTTCTGTCCGTTTCGTATCTGCTCTGCTTGCTTTTCTGTTATCTTTCCTTGCGCTACAAGCTGGTCTGTTATTACACGAAGTCTTTCCTTGTCAATATCCCAAAGGATTCTTGCCTGAATGGCTTCTTTTGAAGCAACACCATATTTTATTACTGCATTATTGTAAGCAATCTCTGCATTTTTGACATCCTTATTCGCATTGCTTTGGTCGTTTTTCAATATCTGCTCTTTTTGGGTAGCATCAATATACTCTTCCTCTAGCTTTTTGCGCTGCTTGGCAAATTTCAGGTATTCCTTGAAATTCTTGCCAATGTTACTATAAGGATTTCTCTCAACAAGTAAAGCATCTATCTTATTAATCTGCTCAACTATCTGTTTTAATTGCTCTGGAGTGAGATTTTTCATCGAAGAACGTAATCCTTCAAGTCTCGCTTTCATTGCAGTAAGCACGCGGTTTGATGTGTGGTCTAGATTCTCAAAGATAGAAATATACATATCGCTATTCTGAAAATCTTTCCAAGAATTAGTATCTGTCTTTGAAGCATATTGCTTATCAAGGTTATCTTGAAGCTGCTTCTGCAAATCTTTGTTCTTGGATATATTCGCATTGCTTTGGATTTTCTGCTTTTCCTCAATGTACCACTTATCCAACTGTAACTGGTCGGAAAGTTGCTGCTTGTATGCCTTAATCAGCTCTTGTGCTTGATTAATTTGGTCTTGATAGACTTCCTTATCAAGTTTCTGCATTTGTGACGCGTATTCCTTTGCAACATCATCACCCCACTTATTTTGGTCTTTACCCCATTTTGCCTCGAAATCATCTGTAATAGACTTTCGCACATCATCGAATGAAGAGGTTAAGTCACCGAACATGCTTTTGATGATGCTATCAGAAAGACCTTCACCTTTGAGTTTCTTAAACAAATCGAGCTGTGAGAATGCTTCTTGCGCATTGTTCTTCGCATCGTCAAGTTGTTGCTTGAAATACTCCTCATCAATATCAAGACGGATTTCGGTAGCGTTGCGTAATGCGCTGCCACGCTTTCCGAGTTCCTTATATAGGCTTGCAAGATATTCTATCTTCTTTGCAATAGTCTGGCGGTCTGGGATAAAGTTGTTTATATTCATACCAACATTCTTTGCCGCCAACGCAAAGTGCTTACGAACATCGGCTGTGGCTTGCTCTTCGCCTTCGTATTTAATGAGTTTCTGATATTCAGAACTCATATCCTTCAACAGAGAAATGCGCTCGTTGATAATATCACGCTGTACCCTATCGTGTTTAGTGGTATTTTTTCTGATTTTATTGTACCCCATAATACGGTCGGCAGCTTCCTTGTAACCTTGCCCCAACTGAGAAATATCCTTGTATAGGTCGTTTATCTCCCTTGTGGTTGCAGCCTCATTATACCCAGCCAACTTCATTGTGCCACCTTTGAGATTGTGTCGCTTAGTCACAAGTTCTTGCAGCTTTTTAAGTTGTTCTTGTGCCTCTGCATCAAACTCTCCGTATGCGCTTTTAGGGTCTAGTTTGATAGGGTCGTAAGTAAAGGTGATATGATAAGTGTTATTAGCAAACGCCTTATCCATCTGTGCCTTAATGGACGCAATATCATTCTTCGCTTGTGTTGTATCAAGTCTTGCTGTAACTTTAAAATACTCCTTCGCGTGTTTTTTAGACCAACTATTCCATCCTTCCTCTGCTGCTACAGTATCAAGAATGAGTTCTACGGTTTTCTTGTCGGCAATTCTATTAAGATATCCAAGCGAAGTTTCAAGCTCTTTATCAAACTCTTCTGCTTTACTTGTAATATCAGCAAAGAGACCGCTGTATAATTTTTGCAATGGAACAAGCTGTTCCCAAATACCACTGCCTTCTCCTGATAATAGTATTACTTTGCGGATTGCCTCTTGCATAGCTTTGTAATATTCAAGTTCATCCGCATAGTCTTCTTTGTTTTGCTTAACAGAATGAAGGTATTCCTTTGCCGTGCCATTTAAAGACTGATAATTTATCTTTAATATGTTTACAGCTTGGTCTATCTTTTCTGTATTGGAAAGCATTTCGTCGATTGCATCATTGTACTGATTTGCATCTTTCGTTATTCCGTCAGAAATAAATCCATCAGGGTTTTCGGCAATTTTTCTTCTTGCCTTTACAACCAAGTCTTGGAATTGCAGTAGTTTAACTTGCAGGTTTCTGAACGTTTTATCAAGTTCAGCTTCGTTAAGACCTAAAACGTTTAATTTTATATCAAAGCCCTTATCGTTTAGAGATTTAATGAGCTTTTCAATAATTGCGCGCTTTTTCTCGATTGCATCATTTCTTGAATAACTTTGTTCTTTGTTGTTTGCACCATCAATAGCATTTCCAAGTTCAGCGTATTGCCTTGCGAGGTCAAAGACTTCTGCTTTTTCCTTTACGTGTTCCGCATTTATTTTTTCAATCTGCTCATTATAATCAGAGTATAAAGAATACAATTTATATAAAGCAGAAAAAACTGCCGCAATAGCAATAGTGTAAATGTTTGACGCAAGAGCATATTTAAGGTTTTTGCCAAAAGTCAATGCAGCAGCACCAGCAGACTTTATACCGCTAGTAAGCAGTTTCCAAGTTGTTAAATTCTTTGTTGCGTTTGCAGCCACATTTGAAGTAAACATCGCACTGAAAGCAACGCCAGTCTTTACCGATTGGAGATACATAATCGACAATACGGAAGCAAGGGCGATACCTACATTCTTTATAGCCTCCCAATGCTTTAGTAATTCTGTTGCGGTAGAAATCATTCCCTTAAACAAGCCATCGTTAGCCTTGCCAATATCATTGAGCATCACATCGAAAGCATCCTTCAAGTTGGAAATCTTACCTTGGAGAGTTTCAGCCTGTATCTCTTGCATATTGTAGAATGTTCCACCCTTATCGGTAATGCGTTGGAATATTGCCTCAACATCCTCAAATGTAACCTTGCGCTTGGAAATCATATCAACAATCTGTGCAGTCGTGTACGCTTCTCCCTTAACTTCCTTGAAGTATTGTTGCAACTCACCATACATATTGATACCAGCCTCAGTAAACTGACGAACCTCAGAACCGCGAAGGTATGCAGCAGCCTTGACTTGTCCGTATGCAAGGATAAGTCTTCCCATATCAACGCCAAGACCTGCTGAAACATCGGCAAGTCGCTTGGTTGTATCATAAAGTTTATCAGACTCAATTCGGTAAGCGGAAAGTTGTCGTGTGTAATCCACCAAGTCCTTGATACGGAAAGGTGATTTAACGGCAAGTTCTACTGTTTTGTTGAAAATCTCGTCTGCCTTTGGCTTGTTCTGCAAGATAGCTTCGAGTGAACGCTCTGAAAGTTCAAACTGACCTCTGACTGATGCAATCTGCTCGACAAAATTCTTGACAGAACCCACTGAGAATGCAAATGCCATACGCTGTGCCCAACGTGACATATATCCAGCCATATATGATGTTTGTTCGGTCAACGCGCGAGAATTAACACCAGCCTCTTTCAGGTTTTTGTTATGTTGCTCAATGGCAGCATTGAGAATATCCAATTTTCGCTTATAATCAGCATCTGTTTGAGACAACTTCATACGAGCCTCTTTCAGATATTCAATAGCGCGTACTTGGCGATTGAGTGTATTTGCAGTAGCAGAGAAATCCAATGCTCCTTGATAAGTTGTATTGGATTTGTAGTTTTTGTTTTGATAGTCTTTTGCCCTATCGGAATAAAGCTTTCTCTGTTTGTTGTTGTATGATTGTTCTGCGCTAACCAATCTGTCAAGAGCCTTCTGAAAAGCAACAACACGTTCATTATACATCTGTTGCTGATATTTCAGTTCGTCTTGAAGCGATTTCTTGCGCTTTATGAGCGCATCTTGGTCTGCCTTGGTGAGGTTATTGCTTGTATCTCTAAGCATTCTTTCAATCCCACCAATTTCTTGCTTTAACTCAGCAATATTCATACCGCTAGCACCATTTGCCGATTCCTGTAATCTCTGAAATGCAAGTGCCGCTTGCATAATACCACTAGTGCCAGAACCATTCATCTTAGATAGCTGTGCTACCATATTTTGAATGTTCTGTGCTGCTGACGTAATATTATTGTTCGTGTTACCTACATTTGAGATGCCATTGCTTGCATTTGCAGCAGATGCATTGATTGTTGCGAGTTTTGCTATAACTTGGTCTAAAGAATCAAGGAACGGCTTAGTACCAACAGACATATCCTTGAAAGATTGTGTTACACTAGACGCGGTATTTTTAGCCGTATCTTGTATGTCTTTCAATTTCTTGTCTGCTTGTTCTATAGCATCTAACGCACTTTTAGGAATGGTTAGAGCTGCTCCTAATGATGAATCTGCCATAATTCAAAAGTTTAAGAGTTTATAAAATAGGTATTCCAAGGTCATTGAGATTTCGTAAATCCTCTGCACCATTGATTACCTTTGCATTCTTTAATTTGTCGTTCTTCTGATTTTTGTCTTTGTCTGACGAAATATATTCAATATGAGTAAAATCCATAGACGCAAGGCGAATCTGCGGAACGGTCATTCTCCACTTATATTCTTCTTGCGAGCACCATGTGTTGGCACGTAAGAAATCTATCATTTGTCCGTATTCTGTTCGTGATGGGATAATTCGGTTGCTTGCTTCTTCCTCATCAGAGCTTGATTGCGGACGGTCTGAATCACATTGGTACTCGCGAAGAAAAAATCCACATCTAGCAAATTGAGAATTTCAACGAGTAATGTTGCCCAATCCTTGATGTCATAGTCTCCCCAAAGCAACTGGTCGTAAACTTGTTGGTATTCCTCAGAATCAATGCGTTTTTTGTCATTGAGCAAGGATAGTGTGATTACTCTTGCCACCGATGGAATATTGATAGCAAACTCCTTGATAACGTCACCCATTGATAAGTTTTCGCCCTTGACTATCTTGCAAGCTTCCTCTGCAATCATCCATTGAGTGCCTGGTTTCAATGCTCTTATCTCCCACTCTGTACCTTGTAGTTTTACAATTGTAGGAGAATCATTCATAATTTGCGCCAGACGTTCCATTGCAGCATCAGACAAAGGAGAACTAGGTAACACCTTATTCTCGTCTTCTATAGCTTGTTTCTTAGCCTTATTCGGGTCTTTTTGTGCTCTATATACTTTTCCCATATATATGAATTACTTTCTAATCACACTTACTGTTCCATTATACTTCTTGGATAGGTTTTGTAGCTTTTGAAACGACATTGAAATAACTCTGTAAGATTGTTTCAGATTACCACCGCCATCTTCCAATATCTTAGCGTATGGCATAGTCGCAACAACTGCCAAATCAATTACTCCACTAGGGGAATAATCGTTTTTGAGATATTCGTTTATCGCCTCACGACCTTTAATTTCTTCTCCATACCAATTCTTGCCTTTGGATGCTTTTGGTGAGGACGATAAGTAACCTATCTTCTCAAGCTTGCCTTCGACATAAATGCCATATCCGTAAGAATCATAGAGGTTGTATGTTCGATGTGTGTACGTAATCTCTTGAATACATTCTCTTAACACATTCTTTGCATCCTTGTCTAATTCCTTCGTAATAAGCTTTAATGCTTTTTGGTATAATGTTTCAGCCATAAATGATAAAACTTAAAAAGGAGCGGACAGCATTAAAGCCGCCGCCCCTTGTATATAGTCGAGAATTGTTGAAGAACCTACATTATTCACCAGAAGTTGGCAATGAATAGTTGTGGTCGACATAGAATGGTGTGCGAACAGTCTTAGCACCAACGGTAAGCGCAATATCCTTGGCAGTACCAGCCAATGCAATACGAGCCAAGTTTGAATTGAGAGATTCAATAGTCAACTTAGAATTGAGCTGAACCTTTGGGAGAACGTAAGCCTCCATTGTAGTTCCATTAGGTTGAACCTGTACAACATCAATCTTTGCATACTTTGCTTTGTAAATCGAAGGTGCAAGAGTCTTCTTTCCTGTTGCATCGTCTGTAAAGTCACACAATGCAGTCAAAAGTTCCTTCTGCGTATCTCCAATCTCTGCTGCAAACTGCCACTTACCAAGCTTAACAATGGAAATGATAGGAGAGTCAGAAGTCTCACACTCAATATCGGTGGTATCGTTATCATCTTGTGAAATAGATGTCGTGTCCTCAATAACATCCTCGAGAATGTAAGAATCACCCTTTGGAGCAGATTCGTCACTCTCTGTGCCATCGAACAATGTGGCAACAATATAATCTGGCTTGATGAACTTGACAGCTCCCGCACCAGTATTTATAACCTTTTTCGCCATAATATAATGAGTTTTAAATGTTACATTTAATAGATTTTATATATTTATCTTGCGATAACTGAAACAGAAATCATCTGAAAATGGAACTGGCGGTTTGAATCATATCCGCTATCACGGTAAAGAACTTGAATTGTATAGTCCTTATTATTAGAGTGTTTAATCACATCGTCAAGGATTCCTTCCATCTTATCCAGTAACTTTACATTCTTTCTAAGTGGAGTTCCCTTTGGTCTTGCATAGAGATAAATGTTAGCATAGCCAGAGGAATAACCGCCATAATCTCTTTGCTGACCAACGTCCACATTGACAAAATCATCCCAGTTCTTACTAGTTGTAGGTGGTAATTCTCCGACAAATATGTTGTCTGAGATTTTTCCCTTAGTAAGAAGCATCGAAAAGAAATTCTCAATTCGAGACAATCTGCGATTAATCCTCTGTGCCATACCTTGTTATCCTAAATACATTTTACCTTATGATGAAAAAACTAAATATCAGTACCCTTGATGTAAGCTACACATCCGTGCATCTGTGTCGGATAAACGCCGATAACCATTCCGTCAACGTCCATTCCGTACATTTTTCCACGGAAACGAATGCCAGCATTTAAACATTCTGGAATATATTCTTCATCTTTTCCGTCTTCTCCTTCTTTCGTTGGCATCGGAAAATAGATTGTATATCCTAGCGTAACAACACCCGAATTAAAGAGTTTGTTTGTTTCCTGAATATCGCAATCAGTTTCAAAAATGATAGTTTCTACATTTTTTGTTTCTGACTCACCTGCACTAGTATCAGTATCACCTAACATATCCCCATCGCTTCCGATAAGGTCTCCATCTTCTTTCGGTTTTTGTTCCGAGCGGTAGAACACGCCATGATAGGCATATTCATCCAAAGCATTTCTGTCAGTGTACATAGCTTACCAATCTGTTTCTTCAATCCATTTAACCTCTCCATCGGTTTCATTGAGAGCATCAAGTTTCTCATCCTCTCCATACTTCTTGTAAAGTCTTTTGAGTTCTGATTTGATACTCAGCAATGCCGCCGACGTGATGGTCTGAGCACCTACTGTAAGAGTATATGCGCCATGTTGGTTTGTGGTTGATGCTGTCTGATAGACACCGAATACAATCTTTTCCAAGAGTGCAATCTTACATCTGTCTTTCTGTTCTTCTGTCAAGTCCAAATAAGACTCAACATCAGAAACGCCGCAATCCAAAGCGACATTGTTTAGTGCCGACTTGTCAAAGACAAAGTTAGTCATGCCGCTCAAATAGTCCAATATATCAAACTTCGATGCTGCCATTGAGAGATAAATGAATTAAATGTTATCGTATATTGTGAGTGAACCACACCATTAACTACCTGCTGTTGAGGTATCAATGATTACGTGGTTCATAAAGTCGAGAAGTGCAGGGCAAGCCGACATCATGACCTTAGTCTGCCATTCGCGGAACTGACCGTTATCCATTGCGTAGTTTCCTACGGTAACGAGTCCGTCAGCGATTGAAGCCCAAGAAACATCAATGTTCTTTGCGCCATACTTCTGTTGAAGTGTCTGGTCGTAGATAGGAGTCCACTTGAACTCAACGCTATCACCGGTAGGGCAAAGTACAACAATCTTATCATCCCAACCTTGCACGAATGTGTCAGTTGTAACAGTCTTGTTGCGCTCCTTCTCAACTACAATCTCGATAGGTGAAAGACCTGTCATGTCTGAAAGTGATTTCTTGAAGTCTTCGTCCAAAATCTGCATGTTAGCAGTATATGCGCGGTCGTGAGCCTTGCACCAGTTGATGTACCACTCCTTAACTTCCTTGTTCTGCAAGAATACATCGCGGTACATCTTGCGAGTCATCTTCCATACGAGAGAAATCTCAGTACCGCCACGCTCATCGCGATAATCGTCTTCAATCTTTCTCATCTGTGAGATAAGGTTGCAGTCTGGGTCAGTCCAAGTTTTCGCACCAGCTTTCTTGCGGTTCTCTGTTGGGAATGGCTCAACCTTCTGCAAGAACTGCTGCAAACCTTCACCCTTGCCCTTCCAACTCATCTTTGCAGTTGTCATAATCTGTGCTGTCAAGTTAGAGAGTGTTGCCTCTGCTGAGTTCTTACCTACCTGAACAACATCGCGCACCCAAGCAGCCATAAGGTCTGCATCGTTTCCGAACTGCTCAAAGAGTTTTTCCTTATACTCGCGTTGTCTTGCGTTTTCAGACCACTTGTAACCGATGAAGTCTGGAATTGTACCTGTGTACATCTCCAAGCCCTCGTTGTCCATTTCTGGAGCATCGCCAAGTGGAGCGCGAAGGTGCATCAAAGGAGCTGCCTCTGCCTTGCGAGACTTGATGCTGAATGAAGCCACGCCATCGTAGTCTGTAGGTGTAGGCATAGAAGCTCTACGACCTTGTGTGAGATACCATCCATAGTTGGTATAGAGCAACCCCTTGGTGTTCAAGAAGGTTCTCAGAAAGTTGATGTTATCCTTAGAAGAGAACAACTTGGCGTATCTCGAATTGTTAAAATCAAATTGTTGCATATCCTGAATACTTAAATTAATGATATGTTATCATATTATTATCCTATTGAATTGGAGCGGTTAGAATCCGAACCATCCGTTCTCTGTTCTTGTGTTCATCGCAAGTACGGCTGGTGGAAGCTTGTTGCACTTTGCCAAGTTCAAGATTACTCTTGAATCCTTAATCAATGCTGGAGCGTAAGAGTACTGAGCACCCTCGCCATCCTCAACATTGCTTGATAAGTTAGGGTCATAGAAGAAGTCGTTATCGCGGTCGAAGTAAGCGTTAGGATTTGTAACCATAGGAGCTACGGATGAGCCTTTCTTTTCTGCCTCTACGAGAATATCGCCAACATTCAATACAACTGCAAGAGTTGCTGAAAGAGTGAGCTTCCAAACATCCTTGCCACCTTCGGTTGCTTTCTCTACAGCTGTAACGGTAACACCCAAAGACTTCTTCGTAAAGTCTGACTGTGCCACCATGATATTATCACCTGCAAAAGGAGTGTGATGATAGCCATCATTGACAACCAAAATATCAGTATCGGTGATTGTAGCTGCCTTTGCCAACTCGTAATACTTCAAAATCTTGACGGTCTGACCGCCATTCTTGCCGTAAGTGTCTGGGTCATATTCGCAAAAATCACCTGCGTAAATCTTAGCGCGACCCTTGAACGGATTTTTGATAACACCACCAAAAGGAGGGTAAACGAATGCGTCCTTGTTGCCGCTTACGAGGTTAATGAAAACGCTTCTATGACCGCCAATCTTACCATGTGCTTGGATAAGTGTACGACCGCCAAAGTGACCGCCATATCCATGCTTCAAATAGAAATCATCTGCTGCTGCCATAATTTGTAAATTTGTTAAATAGTGAATGAATAATGTTATTCGCCTGCGTCAGGGTTCACGATACCCACAACATCAGAGAAATCGTCAGCCTTATCGTTGTCACCACCGCCAGCACTACCTGGAGTGTTGTTGTTTGACTTCGAATGAGAGAGATTGTAGAACTCCTCTGCATCCGTAAATTCCTGTTCGATGTCAGAATCCTTGGTGAGGTTCAACTTGCTCATGTACTTGTCAATCCACTTACTATCGTTGATACCTTTCTCCTTGAACTTGGCGAGAAGTTCACTACGTTTCTGTGATACAAGCTTAGAGGCTTCGTGCTCTGCATCCTTCTTCTCTAGAGCTTCCAAGCGTTCCAAAAGCTTCTTTTCTACAGCCGAAGGCTCTTTGTTATCGTCCTTTGGATTTGGCTTAATGTCGGGATGCTCATCGTTCCATTTCTTGATGAAGTCGGCATTGTCCTTCTCGTAGTTGCCGTTAAGGGAAACATACTGCGGCAAAATCTTCTTCACCAAATCATCTAACTCTGTATCTTCACCAACTAAGAGGTCAAAGTGGGAATCACTCAAACTCTTGATTGTCTTTTCACTGATGGAAAGGTGTTTTCCGTTTGCAGTGAGCTTTGCTTTTAGGGTGTCTAAAAGTTGTTGTTTTGTAAACTTCATATTACTAATTTTTAAAATTCTGCTGCAAAGATAATTAAATAATGTGGTGATTTTTAGGTTTTTAGAAACTCTATTTGTTACGTAACCAATATAGAATTAATTTCACTCTATTATATATTATAAATTAGGTATCTTTGCAGCATGAACACGAATAAAGATATAGAAATCAGACCACAAGAGGGCTTTCAAATGTCCTTTGCAAGTAGTAATGTCGATGTGGTTTTCGGTGGTGGAAATCTTGGAGGGGGCAAGCTACAGCCGCTTGATTCCAAGATACTTACACCATCGGGATGGCAGACTATGGGCGATATGCAAGTTGGTTCTAAGGTGATGACTCCATTTGATGGAATTGCCACCGTGATTGCTGTATTTCCACAAGGCGTGAAAGATGTGTATGAACTTACAACGCTAGATGGACGAAAGTGTGAATGCGGTCTTGAACATCTATGGACGGTACGAACTCCAAAGCAAGTGCATAAGTATCGTTCTCATAATAAGGAATGGGGATGGACTATGACTTTGCAGACAAAAGACCTTATTGATGGGTTGGAGCAAGGAAAGAAATACTTCATCCCAAACAACAAAGCTATAGAGTTTGGTGAAAAAGAACTGCCAATACCGCCATACGTATTAGGTGTTATGCTCGGTGATGGATGCCTAACTATTTGGCGTAACGAGAAAGGTTTTAAAATTTCCAATACAGAATGGGATATAATAAATAAGGTAGCTAAATTGACGGACACAACAAGGGTGTACGAGCAACCAAGCTGCGTTACTAAATTGTTCTATACACCACACTATAAGGAGTATAAGGAATATTTAAGAGAAGAATGTTTGTTGGATTATTCCTACAACAAGTTTATTCCTGAAAAATATCTTCACTCTAGCATTGAACAAAGAAAGCAATTGCTAGCAGGTTTATTTGATACCGATGGAAGTGTAGAACCTTACGATAATAGTTATAGCTTCTCTACGACAAGTGTAAGGCTTAAAGATACATTTATTGAGCTGTGTCGTAGTCTTGGATATACATGTTCTTGCAGAGAAGACAGAAGAGAAAAATATACGAAAGGTGTTGCTTACGACATAGTAATACGCACCGACGATATTATATTCACAAGCGAGAAGCATAAGGCTAGATACAATAATGAGCGGAACAAAACAAGAAAGTACGCTAAAGGCAACGACCATTCACGGATTGTGTCTATCAAAAAGGTAAGAAGAGCCGAGTGCCAGTGTATTTTGGTTGATGATGAAAAGCATTTGTATATCACGGATGATTACATTACAACCCACAACTCGTATGGTCTTGTACTTGCGATGGCAGAGCCGTTAATGACTGACCCAGATTTTCGCGCAATGATTTCACGCCGTTCACTTGGTAATCAAAAAGCAGGTGGAGGATTCGTAGAGAAGTTCAAACAGATATTCGGAGCTGATTTCGTGAAAATCAGAGAGAGCGAGAATCCGCGCGTTACATTTCCGAATGGAACGTTTGTCGATTTGACGTATCTTGACGATTCCAATATGGATAAGTTGAGAGAGCGCGCGAAAGGATGGGAGTACGATTTGATTGCGATTGACGAGTTGACGGAGATGACTTGGGAAGTTTTCTCATACGTCATGACTCGAAACAGAGGTCAGAGCAAGACGTTTACAGGTAAGTTCTTTGCAACACTTAACCCGAAGCGTAGCCACTGGACGAGAATATTTCTTGATTGGTATATTGGCTCAGATGGTTTTATCATCCCAGAGCGTGATGGTGTAGTCAGATACTTCTATTGTGCAGGACCGACTGTTAAGGATGTTGTTTGGGGAATGTCTAAGCGAGAAGTCTATGAAAAATGTAAGATAGATATAGATAGAAAGCTTAAAACCATTGGCGGCAACTTTGGATATGAAGTAATGATTAAGAGTTTTGTTTTCTATCAAGGTAAACTTGGTTCAAACAAGAAGATGCTTGAAAACAACTCTGGCTATTTAGGTTCTGTAGCGGCATCGGGAGGTAGGATGGCACAAGCTCTTATGGAGGGTAACTTCAATGTTGACCCAGAAGAGGAAGAGGATATTCCGATTCCTAGCCAAGCGGCAAGAGATTGCTTCGTAAAAGACCCTGCTGTGAATGGTGACAAGTGGATAACAATCGACTTGGCAGACTACGGTAAGGATAACACTCTGATGTTGTCATGGAACGGATTCCATATAGTCAATTACGAAATCGTGATGCATTCAACACCGCGAATTAATGCGGAAAGAGCTAGATTATTCGCGGCGAGTGAGGGAGTGGCAGAAAGCCATATTATCTATGATGCTACGGCAGGTAGGTATTTCAATGACTATATACCAGATGCTATCCCTTATATATCAGCAGCAAAGGCAATGGGAATTTATTATTTGTCTGCTATGACAATAAAAGACCTATGTTACTTGCGACTGAGCTACATGATTAAGCGAGGACAGCTTACATTCTCTGATAAGGTTGCGAATGCGGTTTATACGCATCAAAACCTCAAATACAGAGTTTCCATACAGAATGAGTTCATGGAAGAATGCGCGGTAGTTCGCTTTGATAAGATGCAGAGTGGAAAGAAGAAGTTGCAGAGCAAGAAGGAAATGAACCGAAATCTTGGAAAAGACCGTTCTATGGATTTGCTCGACCCTTGCGCAATGAGAATGTACCCATGTTTGAATATGGAGTATGGTAGCGAGCTACAAGAAGGGTTCAGACTCGCAGCACAAGAAGTTGAAGAGAAAAATCCTAATGCTCAGAGCATTTATGATGATACGTTGTACTATTAATTTTAGAATATATGCTGAAAAAAGAAAATATAAAAATGATTCTTGAATCCGTGCGGATTGACTGGGATAAATGTGATGAGAAAGACATTGCATTTGCTATCCTCTGTGACGCATTGGAAGATAAGACTTTAGCGTATCGTCTTGCTTATCGTAAGAGTGAAAAGGATGCCGCGAAATTCTACGAAACTCCACGATTCAAGAAACTGCTAGATGTTCTAGAACCTTTCGGTATCGGCAATGTTAATAACAACGCTATTACCAAAGAAGAGAACAAAAACGAGCTTCTCAAAATGCTTGACAAGATAGACCAAGCTCTTAGCGACGGAAATCTTGAACCGAAAGATGCATTGAAGATGCAGACTGATATACGTGTAAAGCTGAATGACAAATTCGAAATGGAAGAGTCACAGAAGCAGAAACGAATCATTGTAGTACCAAGTAAGCATGATATTGTTTGCCCTACTACCAATAGAGAATGTAACTACTGGCCTTCAAGAAAGGCTTGTTGCAGACACTTCGGTTTGATTGACCCACAAGAGAATAACGATTCACAAAATAACAACGATGTTGAACCATCATTAAATAACAATAGCGATGAGTAGAAAGAGACAAGACATAATCAATGATTTTTTGGAGAATCCTCAGAAATTGCTTCTGAAAAAGCCGTTTTTGAGGGGTTCGCGCTCTATTACCATCAATGATTCTTCTGATGGTTCGGATATTAAGACAAACTTCCGTAAAGAGGCACAGCTTCCGAATATCAGCAAGATAGTCGTAAGCCAAGAGCGTTTTGCAAAGGAATTAGACCCTTATTCTCACAGGGTATTGTTTGATACGAACTTACCTTCTATATGCTGCAAGCTTGATGATGGCAGTTATTGCGAGATTGAGTTTAAAAAGTTTGGCATTCCTATGCAACAGCGTATTGTTGACAAGAAATCTCTCTGTTTAGGTGGTAACAAGCGCAATCACATACTGCATGACAGCAATCCGACTGATAAACTCAAAAAGAACTTTGCCGATTTCAAATGGCATTGGGATGAAACGAATCAGGATGGTATCGAAATGGAAGCTATACGCATTCAGCAGAGTTATGGTGATGTAGGATTACTCGTTTACATGAATGAGGATAACGAAGTGAAATGCCGATTGTTCTCGTATGAAGATGGCTATCAGATTATCACGCACAAAGACGATAACGGAGAACCGCTTCTTGATTGCGTGTATTATCGTACTGAGGATAATGTAAGACACATTGACGCATACGATAAGACATATCATTATCATTTTACAGATGTATTCGTTCAGAACGTTGACACAAACGAAGTACTGAAAGGATGGTGCTTGAAAAGCAAGGAGGAGCATGGATTCTCTGAAAGTCCACTTATCACAAAACGTGGTGATGTTGCTTGGAATAACGGTCAAGACCTTATCGAGCTATTCGAGATTATCTATAATCTGTTTGCGGTCATTCAGAAACGTCACGGATGGGGAATCCTTTACATCAAGGGCAAACTCAATGAAACCGCAAAGAAGATTGCTGGTTCTATCATCCTGAATGATACAAGCATTGAAGGAAATGGCATCGCAGAGTTTAAGACTCCACCTTCTCCACAGAACATGATTGAGTTCATGCAGTCAATTCTCGACCAATTGCAGATTGCTATAGGATGTACATTTATCTTGCCGAAGGATATTAAGTCTAGTGGTGACATAAGTGGATTGGCAATTCAAATGACACGCTCTTTGGATATTGAGGAGGCTAACAATGCAGCTATCGAGTGGCAGAATTTCGTCAGCAAACATTCAAGACTGTTCAAGGAAGGATTGGCAAAGCAGTTGGTTGCAAGCGGCGAGAATCCTACTGCAATTACTGAGTTTAGACAGATGAGAATCAGCACATCATTTAAGCCTTGGCAGCCATTCGATGAAAGTGCATGGAATCAGATGCTTTGTACATTGAGCGGTGCAGGTTTGATTTCTACTAAGACTGGTGTTGAAAAGAATACCGTTTCTGCACCTGACGAGGAAGTAAGATTGCAGAATCAGCAAGAAGAGGCAGATGAACGTGCCGAAAAACAAGCTGAGATTACTGCAAGGACAAAGAATACAGACAACAATAAAGAATAAACATGAAGGCAGAATCATTATACATACAGAAGTTGACTTACGATGAGAACACTGGTAATGAGATTATCGGTTTGTTTCCATCGGAGGCTACCCCTGCTATTGTATCATCATATACCTACGATGCAAAGCGTATGGGAGGTGCTCCTACCCTTACTGCTACAATATATTCTTCTGAGCCTTTGCAATGGAAGAAGGAAGAGTTCGTAGAGTACAATGGCGATAGATTCTTTGCGTCCTACACACCAAACTCTACAAAAGATAATTCGTCTAGAATGTGGAAGAGTGAAATTACTTTCACATCTAGAAGAGAATTACTTGATAACACTCTGTTCTTTGATGTTGCCGTTGATGATGTTGATACACAGAATAAAGACAGATACCGCTCAAATCAGACAAAGTTCACGTTTGGTGGAACTATCCATGAGTTTGTTGCTCGCATCAATAGTTCAATGGCATATTGTGGTTTGTATCGTCCCACAGATGAATACAAGGGATATTACGTTGTTGTTGACGAAGGATATGGAACAGATGAAGTTAAGGAAGTATCATTTGAAGACCAATATCTAACTGATGTTTTACAACTTGTCAATACAACTTTTGAGCTTGATTACTACTGGGATGGCAACGTTTGTCATGTCGGCAAGGTACAGCACGACTTAACCGATACACCTATAAAATATGGTTGTATTGATGCCCTTATATCTGTATCAAAGGAGAATGCGAACTATAAGATAGTTGATATGATAACAGGTTACGGTTCATCTGATAACCTGCCATATTACTATCCTAATGATGACGAGTTTGGTGAAGCAGTATTCAATACAGAGAATATCATCAAGGATAAAGTCAGCGTAGAGTTGTCAAAGTTTCTCAAAGATTCAAGATACAATGATACCCTTGTACTTTATAAAAGCAAGGAAGGAAAAAGCTACAATGGAAGTGTAGATGTAAGTCCACCTGCATTTTACATTCATAGTTCTACTATTCCAGAAAATTTATCACAAGCAGATAGTCAGTCTAACCCAACGGTTACGTGTAGTTTCTGGATTAACATTCCAATCAGCGCGATTAAGGGTCAGAAGATAGATTTGACGAACTTGAATTTTAGCTTTGAATTATTTAGTTACATTACGAGACCTGACTTTATATCAAACGTTGGTAAAGCCAATAGGAGCATAAAACTGAGAAAAATAGGAGAAGAAACGTATGTGCCTATCTCTGAAGGGATGAGCTTTGGAAATGTTTCTACATACACATTTGAAGAGAATGGAGATTTCACATTAACTATAGGTGCTGACTTTTCTTACAATTGCAAGGTGTTCAATAGTGATGGCATTAGGAGTTTTTATGGCGCGAGTGTTTGGAATGTTGCTTTTGGTGGAAGTGTTGAGTTCTCATACGAGTCAAAATCGGAATACGAATGGAAGAATGGAGACAAGTACATTCCTTATAGTGAAGCTGGTATTAATGTAAGTGAAATCGGCGAGGCGAATTGCATTGAATACGACTATCAATTTGTAAAAGATGGTGATAGATACGGATTCAACAAGGTTTATACCGGAACTGAGGATAATGCAGTAAAGGTAATAGTTACTGATGGAGTCTGGATTGCACCATCATCGGTACTTATGCCTTCTATATATCGCAACACGAAAGGCGCAGAGCGTTTCTATTATGCTTTGAATAACACCCATAAATTGCCTAGTGGTAGTGGATATTATGAGTTTGTAAACTTGTATAAGAAAGGAAATCCTCACCAAGGAACGGTTACTTTTGATGATATAAAACCAACTATCAATGGAATTGTAAATGCAGAAGGACAGTTGTTTGGAGAGATTGCGGATGTTGCTTTTGATAAAGAAGATAGTGATGTAAAGGATAGCGATGGAACAACATATATACATCAATATTTCTACATCAAACTACACAAGTTTAATGGAGAGTTTGGCTTTGATTTATTTAATCATGTCTTAGCCAAGGAATCAGCAAAGATAAATCTCATCAAGAGTAACGGATGCCCTGCTTGTTCGTTTGTGATTTACAATCAACCGAGTGCTGACAATTCAAAGTGTTACAATTGTGTAAGTGTTGATGAAAATGGAAACTTAAAACGAGTTCGCACAGATAAGAATGACTACATATTTGCTAACGCTAGCGATGCTTACGAAGATAAGCTAAACCAAGATTCAACTCAGAAAGAGTTATGGATTGCGGTTCAAAAGGACACATCAACACTAGGCATTGTGATGCCAAACGCAAGTGCTGGATTTAAACCGCAAAAGGGAGATTTGTTTGTTATCACAGGCATTAAACCTCCAAAAGTTCTTGTAACGGCAGCAGAGAAACGACTCGATGATGCTCTTATTAAACACATGAGTGAAAACAATACAGACCAATTCAATTACTCTGTTAAGTTTTCTCGCATATTCTTACAAGAGAATCCTGACTTTGCAAGTAAGTTGAACGAGAATGCAAAGCTTTCAATACAGATACAAGGTGATTCTGATAGCGATGGAAATCTTATCAGTCACGAAGTTTTCGTCAGCAACTACTCAGTAAAGGTTGATAACGATGAGCTGGCAGAAGTTGAGATTGAGCTTGTTAATTCGTTGGAAGTTACAAAGAGTGATGTAAAGCAGATTATTGATGCTGTAAAGGGAGAAGCGGTTAAGTCTCTATCTAGTATGGTTGGTGGAAGTAGTACTAACAACTTTAATGCTAGTATAACCGATAAGATGTATCTCTCTAAACTGAAAGATGATATAGCTAGCGGCACAATCACCTTTCAGAAGGTGCAGAAGTTCGTGCAAGGCTTCTTCCTCGGTCACTCAAATGAGTTTAGCATAGACGGAAGTGGTAACGCTATCCTCTCTAGTGTGTTGGTGAATCTCTTGAAATCACTCGATTTTAACGAGGCAGAGCATAGTGGTTTTGCTATTAAGCAACGAAGCGATGGTAAGTTTCAAATGTTGCTTACGGATTTGATTGTATGGGGTAAGGCAATTTTCAACACCCTCTTGATACGTGAACTCAGCTACGTTGGAGGTAATATCGTCCTCTCCCCTGCTGCTGGTAAGATAAGCTACATCAAGGAAGTATATAGCGAGACAACGAATGAGCTGATTGGCTGGAAATGCTATCTCCTCGCTGATGATGGAACGACCGCCACTATCAACTCATTCAAGGTGGATGACCAAGTTAGGTGCAAGACGTTCAACATAGCACCTGGTGTCTATGAGAACGTCAGCAACAAGGACTATTGGAGACTTCTCACAAAGGTATCAACCGAGAATGAAGTAATCACCGATGATGAAGGTCACGAGCTCTATGACGGAAAGAAGTTCGCTTGGATTCAGATAGCGAAGGAGAACTGCATGGAAGGCTCGGATAACCCTGCTGTAGGAGATACCATCGTCCTCATGGGTAACAGAAGTGACAAGAGCAGACAACACCTTCTGATGATGGAGACCGAAGGAGATTCCGCACCTACGTTCACCATGTACCGAGGTATCAACTCCTACTCCCTCAAAGGTAAATCCATCTTCGATGTAGGATTCAACGGCATCAACATCGTGTCAAAGTACTACCATATAACCACCGTTGACGGAGAGAAGATTTGGACTCCCGTCTATCGTGGTGATTGGAAGGAAGGTACGGAATACAGCTACTATGATGAGGTTACATGGCTTGGCACAAGATGGCTCTGTATTTCTCCAGAAGGACAGACCACGACCGAAGAACCATCTGAGGATTCGCCTTATTGGAAGGCTACCACCAACGTGTATACACCAAAGCTATACCTCTATACGGATATAGTCAATAGCGGAATTGCTATAGGCGAGACACACAACGTTACTTGCAAGCTAATGTTAGGCGATAAAGATGTGACGAACGGAGTAGCATCATGGAAGGTGACACGCAAGACCAATGATTCCGTAGATGATGCTGCTTGGGCGACTAAGGATAAGGTTAAGAACTTCAATGGCTCAATAGATATTGTCTGGTCTAATGATGGAACAGAAGACGATTTGGGCAAGGGTGATACTGCGAAATTTGTATTCACAGCAACGACCACAACAGGAAAAATTCATCAAGAATATATTAAAGTTTAAAAAATAGGAGATTAAAAATATGGGAAAAGAAATTCATCTTTCGGCAACCGCAGCAGTCAGACGAACATTGAAGGGTGACACATTATCCCTCAGTCTGCAAACAAATGGCGTACCGCTCTTTCAGGGATTGAACCCTGATACGTTTACCGTATCGCCAAAATGGAGCGAGAGCGGAACGCATCCTATCATTACTCCATCTGTTGGCTCTGCACGTAAAAACAACGTAACACTGACAAATCACGCATGGGCTTACAACGGAAAAAATTTAGGATTCAGCTCTAGCGGTACTGGATGGGAGACCTCGACTGTTGATAATAGATTCAAACTAAATCATGCTAATGGTTCTCTCTCTATTATCGGAGACCTAGCATCTAAGGTCAATCAAGATTCCGATACTCTTACCTATTCGGGTGATGCCGTATTGGGAGCTAGCATATATCCAATGCAGAAAAGTATTGATATATTGGTATCTATGTTGGGCGGCTCATCTTATTTCGGAGGTGTTTCTGCTGATACTACTGTGTTAAGCAAGGGACAGACAGAAGCTACCCTCAGACCTTGGTTATTCAACTCCGCAGGTGGAGAGGTTTCTACCTATTCTATTAATCTGTATCGTGGCAGCGGAACAGACCTTGCAGGAACTTACACAAATCCGGAAAGCGGTATCACTATACACAGAGATAAGACGGGAGATTCGGACAAACTCTATGTAGATAGTCATCAGCTCTTCGTCCTTGAGTTCGTTGTTGATGGTGCTGCCGTGTATAGAACAGGTATCAGCATTGATGATATTTCTGATATTTATCAGATTGCCCTTAATTCGGTAGGACAGGTTGATGAAGATAGTAATCAGACGTTCAGATGTATCGTTACCAACTGCGAGACAGGACTAGTGCCGAAGAGTATAACTGGCAATGTCACCTTCGTTATCTATACTGATAGCAATGGTAACATCGAGAATAAACGCTCGGAGACAATGACTTGGGCAAAGAACGTCAGTGATGGATTCGTTGTGAGGGATGCTGATACGATTGACGAAAACAAAAATATCATCGGTGTATCGGTGTCAGCAGATGCTTATTTAACACTTGATGATTAGGAGGAACGCTTATGCCAATAGTTAGTAATAAGGCGAATAGAAAATTCGCCCCTTTGGACGTTTCTGTATCAGTAGTGTGCGCATCGCCTAAGTCTCCATTCATGCAGACTATGGCTGGCGATAAATTCTTCCCAGACAGAACACAGAGCGGCTTTGAGTGTATTGCCTACCCGAGTATCAATGCTACGGCAAAGGATGATTCATGGGATAGCAAGCAGTCGAATATGTCTCTTGCCAATATGGTATGGAAGGTTTCTACGGGCACGGAATGGAAGGACATATCTAAAATTAATTCTTGGAGCGGTAAGTATAGCATTGATACAAGCAATACATCTAATCGTGGTTCGCTTACTATCAAGAGGAATCTTTCAAGTAATGATAAGCAGCAGTTGCAATTCGAAGCTGACCTGTATGATTATAGAACGAATTCTATATTGCATATCACCGCTGACCCTATTACTCTGTATACGGCAGATAAGGGTGCAGATACCTATGGTATGGGTATTCGGGAAGATACCGATATATCCTATAACCCATTCCTTGATAAGCTGGCTCTCTACGAGTATAAGGTTGCTAATAACATCATATCGGCATCTACGGAAGCAAGAAACGCTTGCTTTGACGGCAATCAGTATGAATGTCACATTCCGATTGATGTATATAAGTCTAAGGATAGAATTACAAGCGGATTCTCTATTGAGCTGTATCGAGGAACGACTAAGATGTCTGCTTCTTCTGCTGCAAGCCCTAACGAGATTATATCTATCTCCACATCTGAGATTGTGCTTGACCTTAGACTTGTAGAGAAGAATAATTATACCATCAAGGCGGTAATAAACGGCAAGGCTGTTGCTCAGTTCCAATTTTCCGCTTCTAGGTTCTATCCTTCTTTCAATCAGCCTAAGTTCATGGTATGCAATGATATTGAATGGGGTAAGATATACAGAAGCAACAAGGCTATTTTGGAGTACAACGGAAGGGTTGTTGAATACCCTAACCGCATCGTAGAATTGCAATGGCATACCGAAGCTTCAAACGGAAGTGTCATAACAAAGAAGTCTTGGCAAGAGGGAAATAGCTGTACCTTCTCTATCGAAGAGAGTGGTCTTGGCGATGTTGAGAGCGATTATCTTGAAGAACAGATAGAATACAAACAGCGCCCTGCCAACGACTATCTCATTGATGAAGATAGCAATTACCTGCTTGATGAGGATGGCAATGCTTTAATTGATTAATATGTATAATTAAAAAATATAAGATATGGGTGTTAAATTAACAGAAAAGAAGCTTGTTACGGCAATGAATACCGACCAAACCTTCTTGATTGTAGTAGATGGAGCTCTTCGCAGATTAAGTCTCGGAGACCTTCAGAAAATGATGGGTAACAATATTTTCTACCCATCAATTACATTGGAGCAGTCTTCTAACCCTAAATTCGCTCTGCCAACGCCTTTCATGGCTGATATGTATCAGAGAGCAATGGGTGGATATATGATGAAGGTTGTGAATGGTAAGGTGTATGCTGCTAAGCTAGACCCTAGTAATTGGGAGTTCTTTGCTGACGGAACAAAGGTGGATGATGCGGCAAAGTATGAGACGATGGTTCATGTTCCCGATTGCCACTTCAAGGCAGAAAACAAGACCTTGCAATTTGGAGGATTATTCCCTATTTCGGGCGGCAAGACATTCGATTCGCCAAACTGGGTAGGTGCATACAAGATGTATGTGGATGTAAGCGGTGTGGGTCATTCAAGACCTAACGTTGCCCCTTCACATTCAAGGACGATGAGTGCATTTTGGGCTTGCGCACAGAAGCTTGGTTCGAACTTTGGTCTTGCAAACTATGGATTTCAATGCCTTATTGAAGCTTTGTATCAGGTAAGTTTTGGTGACCTCAATAGCCAATCCGTTATTGGTCCTGGATTCCAATCTGAAAAATTTGAAGCATGTCGTGATGTTCCTATGGGCAAGTGTATCTCGCTCGGTGACGGGAGCGGCAAAGTACTTTACAATGATGCTACTCTAGGTAACCAATATCCCGTTAAGCTTTTTTGTTTTGAGGATTTGTGGGGCAAACTTTTGGAGTTCCGTCCAGGTATTCGTTTCTATATGGATGGCGATACGAAATATGCTGTTGTCTATAGCGGGAACCGAGTAAGCAATACTGCCGATGGTAGAAAGTTTACCATATTATCTACTGAAAACGGGTTTTACACACGAAAGGTGCTAGGTACACATTGGGATACAATTCCGCAAGCAGTTGGAGGCAGCGACAGTACGTACTACTGCGATTACTGCTGGAATTCGATAAATGGCAATCTGCTGTCCGTTGGGGGTAATTCCAACGACATATCGGGATGCGGTCTTTCGTTTATGACCTCAATCTTCGATTTCTCGTACTCGTTTAAGTTATCCGGTGCTCGCTTGGCTTACTATGGAAACCCTACAATCGTAAGCGGTTCGGAGCTCATGGCGATGTAAGGAAATGCCTAGCGTTATTAATAATTATAAAAGAAAGGATATTATCATGGAAATTAGAAAGTCTATATTCGATTACTCACCTAGTCTGATTGAGTATGAGGGTAATACTATTCGCATCAATTTCGATGTTGAACAGATTGAATTAGCCAATGGTACGGGTAGCAGCGAAGGCAAAAAAACTACCCGAATGGCTTATGCCGCCCACGTTGTCCGTATCGAGCAGCCTTTGGAGCGAGGTAAGATAGTTGATGCAATCGTCTCATCCGCTTATCCTACCGACAAGATGCAAGCTATCATCAACAACCATTTCGCCAATCTTGCCAAAATTGCGGATGGCAAGAAGCTTGATGCCGATGATAAGGAGCATGAAGCAGAGTATGAAGCTATGCAATCATGGCGCACGAAGGCGAAGGCTGTAGCTACGGATGTTATAGACAATTATATCAGCACTCATTAAAAGGAGGATAATAGCCTATGAAAAAGGTAGTACATCTTTTTGCCTCGCAGCGTGTCAACCGAAAGGCACGTACTGACAATGAAGAGGTGTTCAGGGAGAAAGTTACGCTCATTACCAACAAGCAGATGAGTATCGGTCAGCTTGCAGACTTTTCTCAGTTGGTTAAGGATATGGGCAATTGCGGTATAGTGATAGGCGATGGTAAAGTTGTGCTGAAAGGCGACCAGATAAAGGTGCTCAACGGCAATGACTTGGCGGTGATGTTTGAAGGCGGCAAGCTTAATGCTAAACTCATCAATGCTAAAAATGTTGTAGCAGACGGCATACAGGGCAACACCATTGATGCAAAGAATGCGACAATATCTAATTTAAGAGTCAAGAACGTTCTTTTGTCAGGTTCTATGCGAAATCCATTCGTTCGTATTTATGACAGCTTCACAAACCCCTATATTGATAATATAGTTATGCAGAATGAAAATAGCACTTTTCAAGAAATGCATAGCTTACCGTGGAATGTAGAACAATCTGGTAGAAAGCTGTGCATAGTAGGTAGTTTGTGGGGTATAAATAAACCAAATACTTTTTGGGGCCCATCAGTAATAGAAGTGCCTAAAGAAGAACAAGGATATGGCTGTCGGTTTTATGAAAACGGAATCGCAAAAACTGAGCTGCATTTTAGCGCAGAAGTCTTAGAACTCATGGCTTATGGAAATGTATCGGCTAAAACAGATGATGATCCGAAATCGAAATATATATATGGTTGGATTGTCTTAAATCGAATTGATTTAATGTCAAACCATCAATACGGCAGACAAAAGAAAGTGCTGGCTTACGGTAAGGTTACAGGTACTACAGGTGGTGTTTCTATACAATATAGAACTTTTGATGGTAGTAAAATGAGTGTAAGTCGTGGTGACAAAGGAATCAATATTCTACATATCCCCAAATGGGTATATGATGAATCAGATATTTTCGTTACACTTACTAATACGTCGTCTTATGTATCATTGGGAAGTATAAAAGCAACAAGTGATGGCTTTGATATAAACGTATTGGCAAGAGGAACTAACTCTTTCGAAGAAGGCAGTTTCAATTTTGAAATTTCTAATTTCAACGATTTCGATACTTGATAACAGATAAGGCGGTTCTCCACATGGTGACCGCCTTATTCTTTTCTCGTCCGTCAGGGGAGTGTGTTGCATCGAACTTCTCTATAGGTTCTAATATCATGTCAGCGAAATATGGAGCATCAGAGCCACCGAAAGATGGAATTAAATCACTAAGATAGCCATATCTACCTTTCCTTCGTTCCTCCTCTGCTTGCGTTACAAGACCTTTCTGCATTCTAACAGCGAAAGGAAGTTTGTTGAAATCATAGATACCATCTATCCAGTCGTTAGGGTGCGGATTACACTTGTGCTCCAACTCTCGCTCTCCAGGAGTTGATGGCAACCTACTGCCACCTACCAGGTACATCATTTGATTTTCGTATGGTTCTAATTTTTTCATAATCTTAATATTTTGATTTCTGCTGCAAAGTTACGAAAATAAACTGAAAGCGCAATGTTTCTGTTACCATTTTCTTCAATTTTGGTAACAAAAAATCGGTAACAAAACTTTCAGATTATTACTTTTTTATGAAGTTTAACACAAAAATATTCTCATTTTCGTTGATTTTGCGCAAAAAAGTGTATCTTTGCACAATAATTTAATTTAATTTAAATCAACCTAAAAAAAAGAGATTATGACTAAAGAAGACGAAGACAACCTATTAAGGTGGTTGCAAGACAAGGACATCATTGAGGTGATGGATTTACTGATGAAGCATTGTAACAGATATTCAAGGAGGATTTTGAAGTTCTTCCGATGGTTCTGCAAGTACGTTCCGATTACGCTTATGTTATTCCACGCTTATGGAATGTGGGATTTCTCGCAGCATCCACGAGACATGTTCATCCCATACGCAGAAAATACGCCTTGCTATCTCTACATATATTTTATGGTGTACGTCCTACCTATGGTTCTTATACTGGCAAGCCGATTTTTCTTCTTGTGTTGGAGATACCGCATTCCCTTCTTCTACTTTGCAAGCATCAATGCTGCTCACATCGTTGAATGGAGCTGGTATACCACCAAAGATATGATAGATTCCTGCTTCACTATCATGGTAGTAACGGCAATATTCTATCTGTACTCTTTTGTGGATTTGTTTATAAGTCGAAGTAAGTTAGGACGTAAAATCTGTGCATAATGGGAAAGATACTAAATTATAAGTTGCTCGGCACGGCTTTTAAGTCGCTGAGTGACGCTTGCTTTAAGGCAGACGAGCAACAGCGAAATGGTGAGAAAATCACCGCCTGCGGTATGAGTGATGATGACCTAGATAGATTGTGTGACATCATCCCCGATATGCTAAACCCGATGCTATCTACCGAGGAAGTCAAGGAGAAGCTTCACGTTTCTGATGCTACCCTTAACAGAATGGTGGCTAGGGGCGATTTGCCCAATGGCGAGTGCAAGAAGCGAGGTCACACCCGATATTGGAAGAAGTGGGATATACTGCACTTCATTAAGAGTAAGAGAGGTAAGTGATTGCCTCTCTTTTTTATTTGGTACAATATAATAGACAAAAACACACATATTTACCAGAAAAATATACGCACTTTTTGCCTTAAATTATACATAACGATTATACTATTGGTGTGGTATAGGGGATTTTTGTTTTAATTCCAAATTTCGATGCTTTTTAAAATACAATATTTCGAGGAAATTATATACAATATTTCTTCAAAAATATATATTCGTTTAAAATGACATTACCCGCTATCACCTTAAATCTCTGATAATCAACCACTAAAAGAAAGTGTGATAGAGTTATATTTGCTCTTCCCTATTCTTCGTACCTTTGCATCCGTAATCGATTACATAGTGTTAGTTAATATTAAGGATTTCAAAAGATTGTATTATGGAAATGACAGATGCAAAAGTAGTAGAGAAGAAAATCTACGAAGATGGTAAGAAGGAGTATGCCAGCAAGGGTTTGGCAGGAACAGCCCTCGGAATTGGCATCGGTGGCTTGGCTTTAGCTTTGCTTAACGGCAATGGTCGTGGTGTATTCGGTTCTCTCGGTGGCGGCAATATGCCCGAGAACGTGAACATCAACACTTACGGAGCTAACTCAAGCTCAAATCAGCCAACCGCCTTGCAGGTAATGGAGAAGGAATGCGATGATGAGGTAAAGTTGCTTACCTACATGTTCGGTATGAAGCTCGACACCGCTAACAAGTTCTATGCTATGCGTGAGACAGATGTTGCCGAGAAATTCGGTCTTTACAAGTCGCAGGTAGATGCTATCAACGCTGAGAACCGCCGTGCAATGCAGGCTGAGTTCGGTTTGTATAAGTCTCAGATTGATGCAGACTTTGGTCTGTACAAGAATCAGAGAGACCAGTATGACGCACTACAGGCTAAGTATTGCGACCTCGACAAGAAGGTAGCCGTTATGGAAGCCCTCACTCCTTACAAGGAGAAGCTTATGATGGCTTACGTTAACGAGAAGACCTGCAATTGCTTGCGTGGTCAGTTGGTACTCCCATCTACGCCAGTAATTTCGGGCTACGGCAGTTATGGCTGTAACTGCACCGCTCCTTCCACTCCCACTACAGGAGCGTAACAGAGCAAGAAAGTCTGTAAAAAGGACTAAAAAGAAATGAGTTGGTGAGGGGCGTTTACCCTCGTTGGTGGATGCCCTCTCACCTCTCTATAATATATCACCAACTTTAAAGATATTGATTGTTATGATGAATTTTGGAAACAGCCCATTATTGGATATGGGTACAAGTCAGCAGCAGCCGCAAATGATGGATGCTGAGCTACAGAAGATGTATGAGGCAATACAGCAGAAGCGAGCATCTATCAATATGCAAGCGCAGCAGTCTCCAACCCCTTTGTGGGATGAGATAGATAAAATTGAAGACAATCTTACAGGCGCACAACGTCAGTACTTGATGCAAAACCAGGAGTACGTTAATAGCTTGCAATATGTGTCTAAGCTAGTGCAAGACGAGGAATTGCGAATCATACGTCCTCGCATTGAGAGTACTCAGCAAGGACAGGAAGCATTGAAGAAGCACTTATCTTTGATGCAAAGACTAAGAAAAGAAGTAGCGCAAGCAGAAGAACTGAAATCTGCTATGCTCAACGATTATATGACTAACCATAGTGATAAGACTTGGCAAGAATATCTCGTTTGGTACAATAAAACACATAAAGGAGAAACTAAGAAATGAACGTAACAGAATTTAAAGAGAAACTGCTTGAATCGGTGGACGTTTGGGCAGATGCAAGAATAGACGATATGGTTAAGGCTAACCCGATGCTAGCCATACCATCAGTGTATATGAAACGTGCGGCGCATAATATCATATCCAAGAATAAGGATAAATGGGATAAATCGATAGACAACGCTACCCTATTTCTTGCTGATGAGAACGGAAACATAGATACCAACACGATATTTGAAGATATGATGCAGATGCTAAAATCCGTGGAAGATTACAAATTCGATGTAGGTTTTATTCACGGACATATCGACAAAGGAGTTGTGTCTATTGACCTGCCAGATGGAATTGCCACCGCTATTCTCTTTGGAAGCAAGCGAAGCATCAACTTCACAGAGGAGGACTTTGTAGAGTTGAAAGATTTGATAATAGGTTAAAATATATAAGATATGGAAGCAAAAGAGATTATGAGTAAGTTCGATGAGCTGTATGGAATGATGGCTTCATCAACAAACGTAAAGTATATGCACGTATTTGGAGATACGATGCGTTGTATGATGCAGGATATGGCAGCCAAACACCCAGAGTTGGCGCAAGAGTATCTTGATAAGCTTTGCGCTATCAAGTGGACAAACTATCTTACGAAGAAGGAGGCTTCTGAGATTGTAAACAGTATGAATCCATCTGCAACTTGGGATATGCAGACATGGCTCAATGCTATGACTGGTCTCGGACTTGCAACAGAGGAGAAGCCTTACTACAACGATTATGCTTTGTACGTTGTCATGAATCAGGTTGTAAGCGACCACGGATGCACAATTGCAAAGATACTCGGCAAGGAAGATGTTAATGACATTGATACAGAACATCTTGTTAAGTATGCCAACCACCTTGCACTCGACTTGTTGAAAGATAAGGATGGCGTGTACGACATAAGAGAATATTTCTTGAAGTAACACTAAAAACATACGGTTATGAAAAAGGTATTTGAAAACATATTGGCAAGCAACGATATACAGACTATTAAGAATTGTGTTGCAACAATGGCTGATTGTTGCGAAGTTGGAATGAATGACGGTGTAATGCTTGATATGATGAAGCAAGTTCAATGTGAGATTGGTGAGTGCCATTTTGATGAAGAAATGGCAGACTTACATCTTTGTCTTATCGGGCAACTTCACACTAAAGACGTTGCCAAGGATTATTGGCATGAGGTCAAGAATGACAATATTACCATAAATGACTGGTGCGTTCTTTGGGGTGAAATGGTTAAAAGGAATGACGAAAAAATCAAAAAATGGTTTCCAAAAATCAACACATACGATTATGAACATAAGATTTTCGATGAGTGCATTTCTTTCTTAAATAACGGAGAATTGCCGTATCATGATTTAAAAGTATAAAGTTTTTCGTTATTCTGAATGAAGTTTCGGTTTTTTTTGCTATCTTTGCATCAAGAGACCGAAACTTTATTTTTATTTATTATTCAGGATAACAGATTATGATAGATTTATTAGATTCATCACAGATTCGGCAGATAGTGGTTACAATTTTCTCTGCTATACTTGCCTTTGCAACGCCAACTGAAGGTTTCGTGCTGGCGCTAGTAATTGCTTTCGGCTTCAACATCTTTTGTGGTATGAGGGCTGATGGAGTTAGTGTTGTACGATGCAAAAACTTTTCGGCATCAAAGTTTGTAAACGCCATACTTGAAATGTTGCTCTATCTTACAATTGACTATGTGATATATGGTATCATGATAGGCTGTAATGACGGAAATGAGGCTTTGTTTGTAATAAAGATGCTTACATACATTTTCTGCTATGTGTATCTATGCAACGCGTTCAAAAACCTCATCAAGGCATACCCTAAGAATGTAGCATTCAGAGTTATTTACTACATTTTGAGATTCGAGTTTGCAAAGGCATTGCCTAGTTATTGGAAACCGATATTGGAGAGATTGAATCAGGAGTTTGATAAAAAAGAGGAGGAAAACAAAAATGGAAGTACTAATTGATAGAGCTTGGAAAAAAGATGGCTATACTATTAGCCGTCTTTACGTTGATGGAGAGTTGTTCGGATGCAATACTCTTGAAGATGCTGATAGAGGATTGCGCCAAGATATGCAACTTGAAGAAATCAAGAAGAAAAAGGTGTACGGGCAGACTGCAATACCACGCGGCAGTTATGAATGCGTATATACCTACTCTAACAGATTCAAGAAGATGTTGCCATTACTTCTGAATGTCAAAGGATTTGAAGGAATACGCATACATAGCGGTAATTCTTCAAAAGACACTGAGGGGTGTATTCTTATCGGTAAAAACGATAAGAAAGGATGGGTTAGCGATTCTCGATTTTGGACAAACAAGCTCATTCAGACTATGAAGACAGCTTGGGATAAAAAGGAAAAAGTAACGATTGTAATTCAGTAGCTTATGAAACTGATTGATAAGATAACAAGGGTTGTAATTGCCATTGCAGTAGCAATGCTGATTCTATCAATGTTCTGTAGATGTAAGGCGAAAGAACGTGTGATAGAAAAACAGTCATACATCACAGATAAACGTAACGAGGCTAAGTGGGATTCACTCTTCAACGCAAGGCTTGTAAAGGAGCTGGAATCATACAGAGCATCGCACAAGGAATCCGTGAAGTCAACTACGAAAGAGAAGACACATATCAAGGATAGTACAGCTTCGAAGTATGACGCGAACGGCAACAAGGTTGGTGAGGATAAATTTCACTACGAATATCACGAAATATCACATGAAGACGTACAGATACTGAGAGATAGTATTTCTAGTCTTAAGGAATACAAGGATAGTGCTGCGATATATCATAGCAAGTGTGACTCCTTAATCTCAACGATAAGCGAAATATCGAAAGATAAAGTATATGTAGAGAAGCAACTATCAAAGACAGATAAAGCTTTCTTGAATATAGGTAAGATAGCGTCAGTTTGTCTTTTTATAGGTATTCTTGCATTTTTAGGTTGGATATACTGGAAGCTAAAACTACACAAACGTTCTTAGTTTTTTTTCTAATGTTTTTGTTTTGTTATTAGTTGATTTATAAACAAAAAAGGGGTGACCGCACGCGATGTGCAGCCACCCCTAAACATATAATAATGCACAGAAGTTATTCGTCAGCCAGAATAAAAGAGATTCCATACTTTTCAGTATAGTAATTCTCGTTTTTCACACGTATTGTTTGCGAATCGTAATATAATACAGTTTTGTCAACAGTTTCATAGAAATAACCATACTTTTGCCTAAGATGATACATTGCATTTTGTATGCGCTTTGGAGTGATACGAACTTTATATTTTGTATTTTGTTCTAGACCACTTCTTACACGCCACGATTCCATCTTTCTTGTATGAGTAATCTTCTTGCTCAATTTAGAATAGTCGTATGATTTTCTACCAGAAGACCTTCGTTGTCTTACGTATTCATCTATTCTTTTCTGTGTTTCTTCGGTGTGCCTAAGATGATTCTTTGCAGCACACCGAATTATAGTAGTCTTGGCAAATCCTGTAATCTCTGCTATTTCCCTTGAAGACATCGTTGGATATAACTCAATTACTTTCTCTGTAAGACCTTTTACTTTAGAGTACCATACCATAAACTAACGGTTATCACCGCTACCATGCAACTTTCCTCTTAATTGGCGAGAGTGAAGTTTGTCATAGTTCATTTTTCCTATATCACTAAGTTTGAATCCAATATCGCGAGAAAGTGTTGCGCAATACCATAGTACATCACCAATCTCTTTAGCAATTTCCAACTTCTTTTCATCTGTAAAAACAGAATTGTTATCACGCAACACTTTCTTAACCTTATCGGAAACTTCACCAGCTTCACCTGTCAATCCCAATGTAGGATAAATGATAGGGTTAGGATAAATAGCAGTCTCTAGAGCTAACTGCTGATACTCGTCTAATGTTAAATTGTTATTTTCCATTTTAATATTTAAAGTTTAAAATTCATGTTTCTTGCAAACCTTATCACAAGATGTTTCGCAATCTTTTTTGTAGCACCATCCATTGCCTAAGATGTCTTCGCATCCCATCCAAAGACAGTTACCACAACATCTTTCTTCTTTCATACGCTGTACTGTTTTAATCTTTCTGCACTACGCTGAATATCTTTTAGCTTGAACGGATGCTTCTTATTGAGCTTTACCAATTCGTTAATAAGCTTACGAGCGTCCCATCGTGTTGTCAATTTTTTCGCCTTAGAGATGCGGTGGTCTAAAATAAAACCATGCCCCAAATCATGTATTTCTATTCTAGTTCTCCAATACAAGTTAGTCCAAGGAATATATGTTCTAGCTTGCTTCATTATCTTCTTTGCTAATCTAATCTTCATTTCTCACCTCCTTCATAAATGCTATATAAACAATATGTATAATATCCCAAGAACAAGCCAAACAAAAAACATCTTGTCACTTCATAAACAGATGGATTAAGGATTGTTCCAACGAGAATATATCCCATCATCATGCAGGAAAAGACTATAATGAGTATCCTATATGTTCTTTTCTTCATCATTTTTCTCACCTTCCTTTCTGTCGAACTTGTTTCCACAAATACAATCATACTTACATACGGCAACAAGATTTAAATCAAACTCATCTTCTCCTTTAATAGAAGCTTTGAATCCACAACCTTCATAGCCAACCTCATAGATTACTGAGTAATCCTTTGTTAAAAGGTCATGTTCCCATACCTCCACACCATTCTTGTCTTTCATTCCTGTGAACTGGCAGACAGTAACAGGGTCAATTTCATGAAGCGTTGCACCGCCTGCTTCTACGATACCTATAGTAGTTTTGCTAAGTGCAGGAATCTTCATTACAACAAAGCTTCCGATTATCCATTCTCCGTTGTCAAGACGTTTTGCCTTAAACTTTATGTTTTCTGGTTTCATATTTATATGTTTATATAAAGTCTAAATAGACTGTTGTTTTTACTTTATTAACTTTGTTATTGTTATTGTTATTAAAATAATCACTACCTTTGCACTCGAATCATTTAGAGTATCAAACTCTGTTAAGGTAAACCTCTAGCCAAACATTAACAAATAAAACAATGGAACAGCAATGAGATTTACAAAGCCCCTTAGTTGCCGCTTAGGGGCTTTTTCGTGTACCGCAGTTTAGAGGTTTTGCGGTATTCCAGCTATCGAATGGTAGTGAACTTAACATTGTTTGATTATGACAAATGATTCAAAAACAAACGGGAAACGTCTAATCTTTCGTCCTTACGTTGTTAGGGATGGTAAGATTATCCGTCCTAAGCACGGAGGTTGTCTAGCCTTTTGGGTTGACGATTAAATTTCCTATTTGTGGGGTAGCGGCAACTACCCCTTTTTATTTTAATTCTACCGGTTCATCATCCCAAGATAATTCCCTTCCGATGAGTTTCTTAATGCTACCACTACAAAGAGAAATCTCAGTAAATGTATCTTTCCAACCATAATAGTTATCTTCATCCGTCACTCTTATTGGCTTACACATTGAGATAAATTCTCTTCCTTGTTTTGTTACTGCTACCCATGCCATAACTATTTCTCCACTTTTACACCGAACGGAGTTCCGTCGGCAAATAACAAATTCTTAAAGCTATTTTCAAATGTCTCATCTTCATATCCACGGAAGTGACAGCCATTAGTAACTAAGCATGTAAATGCACGATGTGTTTGATAATTAGCAAAGTACTTATCTTTAACAACACCAAACGGCTGATGCTTTAACATTTCTTGCCAGCACTCTTCTGCATCCTTGAATGGACGGTACTTTGGTTCTGG